TTACTCGTCTTCTCCCCACGCATGCTTGCTGAACTGGTAGCCCTTGCTGCGGATCGTCTTGATCCGCTGCGGGTTGCTCGCGTCGTCGCGCAGCTTGCGGCGCAGCTTCGAGATGCGCCCGTCGATCGTGCGGTCGAGGCCGTCGAATTCGACGCCGCGCAGCTGCAGCATCAGGTCGTCGCGACTGACGACCTCGCCCGCGTGGCAGACGAGCGCCCACAGCAGGTCGAACTCGGCCGACGTCAGGTCCGGCGCGCTGCCGTCCGGCAGCATGACGGTGCGGTCGGTGCGGTCGATCGAGAACTTGCCGAACGTATAGCGCTCCGGCTGCGGGGCCAAGATGTCAGTGACGCGCGCCGGCGCGCGGCGCAGCTGCGCCTTGATCCGCGCGAGCAGGATGCGCGGCTCGACCGGCTTGTGCACGTAGTCGTCCGCGCCGAATTCGAGGCCGAGCAGCTCGTCGAACGGCTCGTCGCGCGCGGTCACCATGATGATGACGCCGTCGTACTGCTTGCGCGCCTCGCGGCAGATTTCGAAGCCGTCCTTGCCCGGCAGGTTCACGTCGAGGATGACGAGATCCGGGCGGATGGACAGGATCGCCGGCACTGCGGCATCACCGTGCAGCACGGTGTCGACTTCATAGTCGTTCTTGCGCAGATAGCCGGCGATCAGCGTGGATAGGCGAGTGTCGTCTTCGACGAGCAGGATCCGGAAAGACATGGGAAAACCATCGGTTCAACAGGGAAGCGGCGCCGAAACGGACAAGGCCCGGCGGCCGAAACGTACCGCATGATACTGCGCCTGCCGGGTGCGCATCTTCTTATCTCGAAAAATGAGGGCGCGAAGGCCGGCCGGCCGCGCATGGCGCTTGACGAATCCGCGCCAAGACGGTTCCATACGGGCTCGCCGCAATCCGGGCGCCGCGCCGCCCTCGCCTCACGACATGAATTACCAATCGATTCCGGTTACACTCCCCTCCTTCCCCACTGCGCCGGGAGTCCCGCGCCAGTAGGGCATCCGGTAGATTCTGACTGTCACACAGGGGTGTAACACACGCATGTCAACTCACCTGTTCAAACGGGGTACTCGCTACTACTTCCGGCGACGTGTTCCGCAGGACCTCATTCAACGTCTAGGCAAGAAGGAATACACGATCGCGCTCAACACGTCCGACCGCTCGGTCGCCGTGACGCTATGCCATGGGTATGACGCGACCTACGACATCATCTTTCGAGACGAGCGCGAAGCGTTACGCAAAGGTGAGACCAAGGCGGGGTATTGGGACGCCCTCCCGCGCGAGCAGCTTGAGAATGAGGAGGCTCGCGACGCGGAAGCGTGGTATCAGGAATCGGAAGATATGCGCGCGGAGGCAATAGCGCAGTTTGTCGAACTACGATTGATGGCACGGCTTCAAGAGATGGGGTTACGCCGGGTCGGTCAGGATGTAGTCGCGCAGGAAGCAGCCGCAGCCATAGAGGCGGCCCGCGAGTCGTCGTCCACAGCCCTTATGAACGGCCCCGACGCGCGCAACCTTCTTACTCTGTTCGAGATTTGGAAGAAGAAGCGGAACCCGACTCAGAAGCCGATAGATGACATGAAGCGAACCGTTGACCGGTTCGTCAAGTATGTTGGTGATTTGCCCGTACCTGCCATCAGAAAGGCCCACGTCGTCCAGTTCCGCAATGCAATGGAAGATGCTGGGGCAAAACCGACCGCGATCCCGTCTGCGCTGGCTCGTTTGCATACGTTGTTCAACGTCGCAGGCGGCGAGGCATGGATTACCTCTAATCCAGCCAAAGGCGTCACCGTCGAGACGAAGAAGCAAAACGCCAAGACGCGCCGTCCGCCATTCGACACGGGAACACTAAATCGAATCTTCTCAAGCAGGGTCTATACGGACCACTTCCGTCCTGATGCTGGTGCAGGCGATGCAGCGTACTGGCTTCCTCTCCTAGGTTTGTTCACAGGCGCGCGCGTAGAGGAGATGGCACAACTTGCACCGTCAGACGTATTCCAAGAGGAATACCACACAGGAGACGGCGGACGGTCTACGTGTTGGGTGATGACGTTCAAGAACGACGAAGATGCCGGACAGGGGGTGAAGAACTTTAGCAGTATTCGCCGCATACCTGTTCACCCGGAGCTAATATCGCGCGGCTTTATCGACTATACACGCACCAAGGAAGGTTCCGCACGCATCTTTCCGGAGCTACGGCCAGATCGATACGGCGTTGAGTCAACATACTGGGCGCAGTGGTTTATTCGGTATCTGCGAGCAGAGTGCGCGCCGTCAAACCCGAAGATGGTGTTTCACAGCTTCCGACACACGTTTAAGGATGTTTGCCGCGAATGCGGCATCGACAAGAGCGTCCGCGACGCCCTACAGGGACATAGTGAGGGGGATTCGGCGGGCAACTACGGCGGCGAGTTCTACCCGCTGCGCCCGCTTGTGGAGGCGATGGAGAAGTATGTCGTTCACGGTGTGACGTTACCGCCGACAAGCAAATAGACGTATCAGCCTAAACAGGACCCAAGCCCGCGAGCAGTTAGCGCGGGCTTTTATTTTGTCTTTCTATTAAGGAATCCTATGCGACAAATCAACCGGGCCATTGTTGCCCGTGTAGCAGGTGCCGCCGGTTTGGCCGCCGCGCTTTTTACCGCCCAGTTCGAGGGGCATTCGAACAAGGTCTACCTTGACCCGGTAGGCATTCCGACTGTGTGCGACGGGCACGCGCGCACGGGGCCGGACGGAAAGCCGCTCAGGATCGGCCAGACGTACTCAGACGACGTGTGTAGCTACCTGCTAGGGAAGGACATCAGCGAGGCTGACAAGGCCGTCCAGAGGCTCGTTAAAGTGCCGCTGTCGGAAGGGGAACGGATCGCCTATACGGACTTCGCATTCAACGCCGGAGCGGCCAACCTTGCGGCTAGTACGCTCCTCAAGAAAGTCAACGCTGGGGATCATGTGGGGGCGTGCCGCGAACTCCCGAAATGGACGTGCGCGGCCGTGGAGAAGGGCAAAGGGGATGCTTCGGGGATGTGTGCAACGAAGGACCGCACAAAGAAGCAACTCCCCGGACTGGTTAAGCGTCGGGACGCTGCAATGACTGCGTGCCTTGCAGACCTCGGGTAGTCGGCAGTGTATCGGGCGTGTATTTTCGAAGCACGCCCAAAGCCTCATCCAGCGTATCTCGCACCTTATGAAGCCGTGCCCTAGTTTGCGGACTCCGCACTGCGTCGCATAGCTCATCTACCTCTATCGAGGCTTCGAGGATACGCAGCTTCAACACAATGGAATCAAACTCAGTCATGACAAATCCTCCGCCTGTGAGGATCACTATAGGTCATTCCGGAGCGATGTCCGCCCCAATCTCTCGCATCTTGCTATAGACGCGCTGTATCTCATCGTCCGTGAGCGCGAGTCGCGCAGCAGCATAGAACAGCCGATCCTCACCCATCACGCGCGGGGATTCGCCGCCAGTGTACTTACGCCATTGCTGCCCGCCCGCGAGTGCGAATAGCTCCGCCATTTCCTCACTGGTCTTGTCTAGCGAGTCTTTGAGCTTTCGGAGGTCGGCGGCGGATGGAGGGGAGTAGCGCATCGTCATTATTCCCCTAGGCGGCTTACACCGCGCCACGGCCGATCCTGTACATGCATCCTGTCCCCGTTCGGCTTGCGCCAACACGCCCCGTCCCAGAGGTCCAGGTACACGTCCCCGGCCTCGTAGTCGCGCTCATACCAGCCCCTCCGTATCGGCTTGATGGCTCCCGGATACCATGGCGTCTTTTCCATCATTCAGCTTTGTCCATGCACAGAAGAAAGCCCGCTTTCGCGGGCCTTATTACGTTAGTGGGGCAGGATTCTAGCGAGGGCAAGGGCGGTTCCTACGAACGCTGTAGCCCAGATCACCGGATACCATCGCGTCTCGCGTTGCAGCTTTGCAGCCTCGGCATTCATCTTGATCGTTTCAGCGTTCAGCTTCGTCGCCTCAGCGGTCAACTTCGCCGCTTCCGTCATGAGCTTACCAATCTCCGCCTCAACTTTGAGAATGTCCACGGTCTTTTCCAATTCAGTCGTCCTCTAGGGGTTGTCGGGTTACGCGGTTGCGTCGCCCATGTCCATAATACTAGCCCCTTTTGGATCGAATTGCAAACCTACTTCTTGTCCGGCGTGATGCCCCAGCACTGGCCAGCGCGCTCATGCTCCGGAATTGCTTCCGGGTTGTGCTTGCATTTGTTGATGGTGTCCAAAGCCGCCGTGTAGTGCCACATCAGGAAGTCTACAACGTGATCGAAGTACGCTTGTTGCGCCACGCTATCCGGCGTCTGACAATCCCCGCCCATGTGGCTCGGATCGACGGCGGGTGGTACTGCCATGGACTCCGCGTTGAACGCCCCCACCTTACTGGCGATGTTGTTAAAGGCTTGAACAGCCGTCGTTGCGTCCGTTCGGCTCGGAATACAAGACCCCAATGCTAGCGGGACGAACACAACGTTTCCTTTCAGGTACTCCCGGTCCCGGTACACCTGAATGTCCTGCCGGAATTGCGAAACCATCGCCTCTTTCTCAGGAGTATCGATGTAGCCGCGCATATCGTCAAATTGGAAGTTCACCAACGTCCACGTCGAAATGCTGGCATTTGCTGCCGCAAGTTCTGCGTTCGTCGGGCCTACCCCGTTGTTCTCGCTCATCACGATGTCGTGCAGCTTCGAGCCGTTGACGATACCTGGATAGACGCCGATGTCTGCACCGCGAGCCTTGAATGCGTCTTGCAAGCGCTGGATTGTGTCCTGAGAGTCCGAAGTGCCAGCAGACGAAGCCGGAGTATCCGCAGCCGCCATCATTCGAGCTTTGTTCGTGTCTGACACCAGAGGCACACCGGAGTACGTCAACTTGATCGCGGGCGCGGAATTAGCCGGTGCTGACGAGCTATCGTCACCCCCTCCACAAGCGGCCAAGAATGCGGAGAGGACGGCGACAAAAGTAATGCGTTTAATCATTTTGGTATCTGGTCTCGTTATGTAATTTCTCAGACAGGTAGTTTACGGATATTGTCGGACGAATGCTAGAACCATGCGTAGACGGATTCGCGGACCGCGCCTAGATCAAGTTCGCCGTACCCCGGCAACTCCGGAAGTGCTGCACGTTGCTCGTCCGTGATGGCGGCTGTAACGTCATCCGTCCAGCTTCGCAGCAGGTCCGGCGACATAAGCTCGATGAACTGCTCGCGAGTGCTGCGGAAAACCTCCCCGCACTGTGCGAAGGGTGCGCCGAATGAGTCATGAATCATCCAGAAATTGCGGACACCTTTCTCGTATAGATCATTCACGACCAGAGCCATGTGCGAAGCGTCTACTCCGTGGACGAAGTTGGGGGCGACTCCTGCACGTTGATCGTTCTTGCTGAGGTCATCCGTGCCTACGGAGAAACGCCGCTGCTTGCGGGTATCGGAGCTGCCTATCTGGGTCTCGATGGGAATAGAGCGGACACACATCCTCGCCTGCTCCACTCTCAGGCCCGCCGGCGTCCGCCACACAAGCGGAATCCCTGCCGCAGTCATCACATCGGACACGGCCTGTAGGTACGACATCGCTTTGAGCATCCCCGGCGCGACATCGGAGAAGCACGCGTTAATCTGCGAGGCGAGCCACATCGATTCCGCATCGGGCGCGCCCGTCTTGCTCTGTACTTGCTCCCCGAACGTGTACGTTCCCGCGCTGTACACCTTCGTCATGCTTGGCGCTTTCAACAGGTCGCGGTCGATCGTGCGTTCCGCCCAGAATTGCAGGCGCGCCATCGTCGCAACATCGGCCGAATCGACAAGGCCGCACAGTCGCTTAGTCAAGGCATCCGCCATGCGTCCGTAGTAGTCGTCCCCACGTTCGCTAGGAACGAGATTCACCATAGCGCCCGCCGACGCATCGCGAGTCATCCCGGCGAGCATTTGCACTCCGCTACAGCTTCCGTCCAGTGCGCCCGCGAGGCGGCTGCGGAACGCCTCACCCTCCTCCATATACCCCGCCCACTCGAAGCACGCCGCGAGGAACTGCCACGGCTTATCCGCCTTCATCCACTCCCGATTGCTGCGCGGATCAGCGACAACACGCAGGACCATCGCCTCGTTCTGCCGCGTCCACGCTTCGCGCTCCTCCGGCGTCCGGTGTACCTTCTTGCCGCCCACTGTTACTTTGTCCTCCCCGGCGAGATTGCACAGGTGGATTGCGAGCCACTTCCCGCCATCGCGCCCCAGTGGCGTCCCGTCCGCAAACTCCAGACACCCCTTACACAGGTCCGCGCCTTGCGGGCTAATGATGCTCGTTGCCGGGTACATTCGGCCGCGCCAATCGAGATTCCACGGGAAGTAAAACGCCTCCTCGCCGGCTAGTTCCTGCATCGCAGACAGCGTCAGTGCGCTACGGATCGTCTTGGCTCGTCTCATCGATTCCGGCGTGTCGTGTCGCGTCTCGACGTACCGGCCGTTGATGACTGCTCCGCCCATATCCTCCGCATTCGTTCGGAACGTCTGCGCGACTTCCAGCACGCGGCGATTCACGCGGAACCGCGTAGCCTGTAATGCGTTCAAGGCGGACACGATCACCTCCGACTCAATCGGGCGACGCGTGCCACGGACTGCGGGGATTTGATCGTGTAGATAACCGCCGTGTGTCGCGAATGTCGTCCACGGCACAGGCGGGACAAGCATCGGACGGCGCTCCGCGAAGTCCGCCACAAGTCCACCCTCCGCAACCTCGTCCAGAAACTTCGCGGTCAGATGGTAGGTGTTCGGCTTCCGCGTCCGGCTCATCATCTTGGCTTCGCCGGTTCGCTCCTCCAGCCAGCCAGTAGACGCGCAGAAATGATCCAGCAGAAGCAGTGCAGCCCGCTCGTATCCGAGTTCGCCGTACTCGGGCGCACCGCCCGTCAGATTGCGGAGACGGCCCGCCAAGGCTCCGGCGAGCGTCTGCACGCTCAGCGGTCTATCCGGGTCAGCCATCCGGCCCAGCATGCCGCAAATCGCGTCCCACACAGCATCCGCCTGGGCGGCGACTTCAACGGCATTGAGAGGGTTGTACTTGCCGCCCTTGTGTTCGATCTTGGAGACCTTCCGCTTGGTCTGCTTGGCGGTCTCCAGCGCGGCACGGAAGGCTTCCAGTCCAGCTTGCAGGGCGTCCCGATTCGTCAGGCTCGCGTCGTCTGTAGTGCGGCGGCTGCTCTGCGCCTCGCGGCAAAGCTGCCTGATGACTACACTAGCTTGCCCTTGAGTAGCGAGATGTTCGACATGGCGACGGGCATACGGGCGAACATCGGGAATTTCAGCGAGGGATACTGCAATGGCCTTCTCGCGAAGGCTCTGGTACTCAGCAATCGAGTGCATCAACTCCTTATAGGCGTGACAAAGCCGCCTCTTAGAAATAAGAGGCGGCTCCTGGTAGGTACCTGCGGCTGCGCCTTACCAGTAAAGGGGCATCAGGCTCCTGTGAGAAATACCTGTCACACAATGTCCCACAGATGCTAGACTGCCCCTGTCCTGCCAACAAGTTGACAGGACGCTAAGACCTCACGGATGACTGTGAATGATCGCCATCAGTGCGTAGGTCACGGAGAGAACGACGTACAACGTCGATTGATCAAGATACATACGATTTGCCTTTTTCGTATAGGGCGAGCTACTGGGTTCCTAGGCCACGGGTAGCTCGCCCTTTGTTTTGCAGCGCCGACGGCTCTGCTGGACATAATCGTAATGCACCTTTATGCGGCGTCCAACCAGAGAATTTGCGATAGAGCCCTTGACATTACCCGCGCTTAAGCGCGGCAAGGCGTTGGTCGGAGAAAAAACTTTCGCTGGTCTAAAAATCCCGCACTTATTGCTGCCGAAAGGACACGTTTCCCCATTGCGCTGCCATTGCCTCCGCAATCCCTAGGTACGTTCTACTCCTCTCTTTCCACCGATCAGGCCCGGGCGGCATCATGTGCACGCGAGCTTCCCGCCCGTTGACTATATTTGTCGGATGTAATGGATTCAGGTTTTTAAGCCATAGACATGTAGCTTTAGTTTCCCCATGTCCAAATTGCCACGGTTGAACAACTTGGTCCGGCTTCCGAATACGGCTGCTAATTACGCTAACTGGATTCTCGATTGCAATCCGTTCAATTGGGGCATCTAATAACATCCGAACAAACTCCAATGCGTCCGCTTGGTCCCGGCGTCGGTTTGGATAGTTCGGATGGGGCCGACGTTCGCCGGTCGGTAAGTTCCTGTCGTCCGGGTGATACAGCCATCGGACACCCGCCACGGTCAAGTACGTGCACGGCGGATGCGCTATCAGTAAGTCCCATCCGTCATAGAGCACATCCCGAACATCTCCTTGATAGTGATTACCGGGGGTCTCGGTCGGTAGAAGGTCACAACTTAGGGCGTAATGCCCGCGAGCCTTGAATGCTTCGCGCACTCGCCCGCTGTATTCACAGGCTACGAGTACCCGCAATCAGGTGAACTCGTAGTAGTCAGCTTCAAGCTCGCGCACAAGCCGATTCACGTCCGCCTGTGGGAGATAATCCCGCGCCTCGATGATTCGCTGTGCGGCGCGCTCCGGGTTATTGGTCTCAAGAGCGCACGCGGCCAGATCGTAGAACGCGTTGTAGGCCGCTTGGTTGATGCAGGCTTGAACGACGCTCAAGCAGCCTCGCTCACATGCTTCTTGAGCAATTCAAGCACCTCCCGCGCGGCGGTCCGTGCAAGCTCCGTGACCACTGTTTCAGTCTCCGGGAGGTCCAGCGCTTGCATAATGGCGGCGTCCAACTCCGGGTGCGCCTGGATGAACTCCTGAACCGTATGCGGTCTTTTAACGACGCCCCTCAGAGGTTGAGGGTGGCAGGCATGCTCCATGGCATGAGGGCGGCATAGTCGTCGGCGGTTGCGGCGAGCGGCAACCTGGTGAACAGCCAGACCAGATAGCGATACGGCTCGACGCCGTTCGCCTTGCACGTCTCGACGAGGGAGTACAGGTTGGCACTGGCCTGCGCGCCGGCGACCGTATCGGAGAACAGCCAGCCCTTGCGGCCGACGACGAACGGCCGGATCGCGTTCTCGCACAGGTTGTTCGAGATCGGCCAGTTGCCGTTACCGATGTATCGGACCAGCTTGGGCCACTGTCCGCTCATGTACTGCAATGCTTTGCCGAGCAGACTCGACGGCACGACGTCCGGAAGATGCTCGACCAGCATGCGCTCGATGATGGCGAGCACGCGGGCGCTGTACCGGGCGCGCAGTCGCTGCCGACGTTCAGACTTCCACTTCGCGCTGCGCGCCTCGGCCGCGAACAGCTTGCCGATCAGCACGACGAAGCGCGTCGCCAGCAGGTCCGGCGAGCGTACCGCCTTCGGCACCGACTCCTCGGCCTTGATGAAGCCGCGGCGCACGTGCGCCCAGCATCCGAGATGCACGAGCTGGTGATCGTGGGCGATGCCGTTGTAGAGTTCGTACCCGTCAGTCATCAGCACGGTGCCTGGCTGCACGCCGGCATAGAGCTTCTGCGCATGCTGGGCACCGCGCCCCGGCGAGTACGAGAACATCCGTACAGGTGGCCCCGAGCCGTTGACCTGCGCCCACAGGTAACTCTTCGCCTGCGGCCTGCGTCCTGGTTCCTTCAGCACTTGGAACGTTGTCTCGTCGCCGTAGATCAGGTCCGATTCGAGCAGCGCGTCGCGCATCAGGTTGATCACCGGCTGCGTGGCCAATCCTACCCGCACCACGCTGGCGGCCAGCGTGTTCGACGAGATGTCGCCGCCGAAGCGACGCAGCAGCGTGGCCTGGCGATACAGCGGCATGCCGTACTGGTACTTGCCGGTGATGATCCATGCCAGCGCGGATTCCGTGAGCAGCCCGCGCGGGATGATGCGCGCCGGTGCGGGCGTGACCTTAATGCCGAGGTCACAGCAAGGGCAGGCGTACTTGACCCGCTGGTGCTGAACGACGCGCACTTGCTCGGGAATCACGTCGAGCTGTTCGCTCGTCTCGACGCCGATCTCGACGAGGGCGTGGCCGTCGTGCGCGCAGAACCTTTCGGACTCGGGCAACTCGTGCCGCACGACCTCGCGCGGCAGGTTCGGATCGATTGGTTTGCGCCCGCGCTTGCCTCGCGTGTGGGCGGCGACCGACGTGCCGGGCACGTCCTCGCGCGCAGGCGCGTCGGTAGCCGTCGCAAGTGCCTCGGCTTCGTTGAACAGGCCGAGCTGATCGGCATGGCGCGCCTCGCTCGATGCACCGAACAGTTCGTGCTTGTAGGCCCGCAGCTTCTCTTCGGCCAGATCGCGCTGGGCCGTCACGAGCCGAAGCTCACCGCGCAGCGCATCGCGTTCGACGCTCGCGGCAATCAGCGCCTCGTACTCCTCGGCGCTCAACATGACGGGGTTGTTCGGCATGGCCAATTAGACCATGCCACCCGCGTGGTGTTCAGCTCATCCGCGCGTAATATCGCTGGGGATGCTTCTGGATCACGGCCAGGTCGATGCCGTCGAGCAGCCAGTGCAACTGCTCGGCGCTGAGCGTGATCGTGTCGCCTCCGTTGGGCCAGACGAAGCGGTCGGCTTCGAGTCGCTTGAGCAGCAACCAGAAGCCGTTGCCACCCCAGCCGAGGATCTTGACTCGATCGCGACGACGGTTGCCGAACACGAACAGTGCCGAGGTCATCGGGTTCAGGCGCATCGCCTGTTCGACCAGGATCGACAGCCCGTTGATGCCCATGCGGAAGTCGACCGGATCGCGATGCAGGTAGACCTTCAGCCCTTCGTCGAACCGGAACACGGCAGCCTCCCGAGCATCTGGACGAGCATCGTCAGTTCATCGAAGTTCGCCTGGCTCAACTCCAAGGAAACGCCGTTTGGTAAGTGCACATTCAGCGAGAACACCGCAGCCGATTTAGCCGGAGTGGGGGCAGCCGCAGAGGTGACGACCTGCATAAAGGCTGATTCCTCAGGCACGGAAGCCGTCGACAACTCGACGCGAGCCTCTCGTGGCGACTCCGTCGCGGAGCTGACTATCTCGCCCGCGGCTTGTTCGCGCTGATACTTGGAAATCCACGTCCGAACGAGGTTCGGATTGATGTCGTGTTCCATGGCCGTCCGCGCGATCGACACCCCTGGCTTCAGACATGCCTGTATCAACTCGCGCTTCGCATTCTCGTCGTACTTGCGCCGCCCGTCTCGCTTGAGATCGACCACCAACCGGCTCTGCAAACCTCCATCTTGCTCGTTCATGCACACCTGTCCACGCTCATTGAACATGGACACGTAGCCTCGGTGAATCAGCATCGCCGTGCAATGGCGTCCTTCAAAGAGCGCTTACCCTGAACCTCCCTGGCGGTCTGGTCTTGATGCATTCCCAGCACGTCCAGCAGCGACGCTGCGATGAATGATTTAGCGGCGATTTCCTTCAAATCTTCCCCTTGTACGTTCGTTGATACTCCCGCTCGCATTCTTGATAGATGCGTTCCGCGCGTGCTTCGGCTTCTTTCCGATCCACTGCGGATGCGTTCGGGTTCTTCGATTCTTGCAACGCTCCGTATAGGTCGCTGTTCGGCGCTACACGCGTGTCCTTGTAGTAGACGGACTTACGCTGCATCTTTGATCGTGAAGTGGCGAGGCTCCTTGTCCGCGTGCATTTCTTGCAGACGCTTCACATGCTGTGTCATCTCCGCGATGAACTTGGGGTATCCGCTGTTGTAGTCGCGGTCGTCAATCAGCGTTCCTGCTGCGTCTGCATCGACAACAATCGCGAGGCATGCCAGCGCATGCGCAAGGTCAGGCAACCCGCTATCTGGGTCACACGGGCGACCTGAAAACCAGCCGAACAGATGCCGGATTGCAGCGTCGTAGTAGATCGAAGCGCGAACGGGCGACGCTCTATAGTTTCCGCGTCCGTACTTCAACGCCCCATCTTGCAAGCCCAGCGCACCCATTACCGTAGCCGTGTGCGGCCAGAGGTGCATGGGAATTTTGCTGCTACCGATGGAATCTTTCGGGTTCGGATTCTTGGGCCTATTGTCAGGCGCTACCGAGATGCCCGCGAAATAGACTCGACCGTCTGCTGTTGCCGCAGTCTTAACGCCACCTTGTGAGGTGTCTTGAGAAGCCCACACTGGGAGTCCGACTCTTTTCCTGTACTCGTCAACAGTCTCCCCGTCCCGGCGTCCGGGCGGATAATGTGCGCTACTCGACTTTCGGGGCTGGTATCCGTTCATCGGCCGTACTTCCTCCTCATCTTCCGTACCTTCTTCGCGAGGCGCTTCCCGAATCGTTCCGGATCAATCGCGCCCCGCTCCTGCATAACCAAAAGAAAGGCCGCAACGTCGGCGGCCTCGTCTGTCAATTTCCGTCTGCCCCAATCACTCCGGGCGTTCTTCATCGCGGCTTGCGTGAACTCCGCCGCTTCCTCTGCTGCGTGAATCAGAAGTGCTTTCATCTAGATAGGCATGGAATCCACGCAGCCATTCTCTACGAGCGAGCATGCCGCGATTAAAAGGAACGTCCGCAACGTCGAATCCCTCCGACGCCGCGATACGCCCGCATTGGTAGAAAGTTGGGATCAGGTGCGCGCCCAGGCCGTGTCCGGAATGTCCGCCTGATCAGCGCGGATCGGCATAACAACGCCAACAAAATCCGGGTACTTCGGAATCGTCACGCGCGCAGGCTGGTCGCCGTTGTGTTCGACGTAGCTGAATTTGTGCCCCAGAAGCTCCGCAGCCTTAGCCATGTCGGCAAGGTACCCGGGGTTGAATTGAGCGAGCGTCCCACTCGTTGTAGCCGGGATCACACGACGGTAATCCGGGAAAACACCTTCGACCGCCTGGAAAATTGCAACGCCAAACCCGCCTGTAGCCCGATACTCGCCGCTTTCGTTCGGCCCCTCGATCACAATCGGATGCTTCAATGCAGCCTTGGAGATTTTCATCGTTTCGACCGTGGCGCGCGGAATAATGAAGCGCGTGCGCGGCGTCACGTCAACGTTCTCTGCCGAAACACGGATAACGGCCGCCCTATGTCCGTCCGTAGCAATAACGCGCGTCTCCTTCTCATGCGCTTCGATACAAATGCCGGTCAGGTAGAAACGGATGTCGTTCTTTGCGGCATGCAGCAACGCAGCCTTAAGCGCTGCGCCGGTAACGTGTACGATCAATAGAGTTCCTTAAGAGACGAGAAGGTTTGCCTTGTGCTGCTTTGAATTGACCGTGAGGCGGCCACGGCTCCACGCGCCGCATGCTTGGCAGTGGTAGCGCGGGTACTGTCCGACCTGGGTATAGCGGAGACCCTTCCGGCGAACGTTCGTGCTTCCGCATCGGTCACACTTCGGCCCGTCGCCTACAGCGCTGTCGTAGTTACCGACGTTCGGATGCCCCGTGATCCACGGCCGGAGGACGAGGTACAACTCCTCAAGACTCAGCACGTCATCCGTGTTGTACGCCCGCATTTCGGCCGCCGCTGCTGGGTTGCCTGCGAGGTATTCACGCCAAAGCTCGAAGCCGGGGAACTGCGCGTGCTTCTGTTTCTTGTGGGTCTTGCACAGCTTCGCCGTGAGCCATTCCAGCTTGTTCGACGTGAACCCGAAGTGCTTCCGCGCCTCCAGCATCGTATCGACAACGCGGAACGGGGACGGCGGCTGCATGCCGAGCAGGATGAATCGTGCGTTGATCTTCCGCACGTCGAACTTGACGCCGTTCTGTGCGACGACGATATCGGCTCGATCCAACAGTCGCCACAACTTACGGACGATGCGGCGGTCGTCCTCCTTGTTCCGCTGTGCGCTGGTGTCGTGATAGATCACGCGGGGATCGTCCAGCCACTTCGCACAAAAGGACAGAATGCACCATTCGCTGTGAATCTGGTTAAGGCCGACGTTCTGTTTCCACAGCGACCATACGTGCGCGAGAATCGGGGATGTCTCGATGTCCAAGGACAGAATGCGGGGCTTCTTTCTCACTTGCCGACCTCCGCTTTCTTCGCCGCGCGTCGCTTCGCTGCTTTCTTCTTCGCGGCCTCCCTTTTCTCCTCCGGCGTCTTGTGCAATGGGTGGAACATGAACGACGGGAAAAGCTGGTAATGCTCGATGTAGTCGGCACACTTCCGCAAGAACGTAGGCACCGGCACACCGCCACCCACACGCCCCGCCCAGTTCTCCACGCGGCCCAACACCGCATTCACCCAGCGCGGCAGCGCCGCCCGCATCATCCCGGTTTTGTGGCAATGGTCCGCTACGATGTCGTCGGTAAGATGCCATCCCGTAATCGGGCATCGGTTGCCCTGCTCTTTCCGCAACTTCTCGCGGTAGTCCGCCAAGTCAGCCTTGGACAATTTTTTGAAGGTCAGTTACTTTTCTCCATGATTTGTGAATTCGCCGTGTAGCTCCTCGCGCTTCGCGCGCACCGCTTCCGCAGCATCCTTGATGTCGGTGTGCAGCCCCAGAAAGTACGAGACGCCGTTCTTGGATACCTGGGCGGACCATTTGCCCGACGCCTTGTGCAGGCTGACGCCCTTTACCCCGCTCGTATTGCTACGAGATAGCCCGATGTTGTGTACGTTCTCCGACGCGGTTGCAACGCGGAGATTTGACCAACGGTTGTTTGAACGCTGGCCGTCCTGATGGTCAACGAACCCGTTAGGCCATTCTCCCGTCATGTACAGGAACGCTAGGCGGTGCGCCAAGTAGTTCCGGCCGTCCACCTTGATCTGTAAATACCCGTCGGCGCGCGGAGTACCGACGATGCGCCCAAGCACGAAAACGAACGGTCCTTGATAGACCTTCTTAAAGAACAGCCCGGTTCGTTCGTCGTAATGCAGCAGCCGTTTAAGCCTTGCCGGTGAAACTAGCGAGGTCATTCAACTCCTGTGTTACGCGCGATTCCAGACGCTCTAGAGCGCGCTTGACGTGGGGGCAGTCGGGAAAGGCTTCCGCGACGTTTGCAATACTTGCTTGGGCGTCTGTACGCAGCCATAGGAGGGCCGCTTGCTCGATTAGGGCATCAGCCCATATCGCGCCGTAATGGTCGGCGTATGCGGTCTGTACGCGGTCGTATGCGTCCTCCGCACTCGTGACTCCGGCGAGGTACTTCACGGCGCGCGCTTCGCCGCATTGCTGACCGAACAGCACGGGCAGTCCGGGGATGTTGTCGGCCGTGTCGCCTTGGAGTAGTTGCAGATAGAACCACTTCGATCCGTACTGCAATCCGTCCGTGCCGATCACGTCGAACGCGCCTCGCGGGACCGTCGTTAGCTCCCAGGACATCCAGTTGATGTGCAGGCCCGGAAGCATCCGCATGTCCTTGTCTCGCGTCGAAATAGCGATGTCGGCTAGGTGCGAACAATGGGCCATGCCGTCATCGGCCTCCCGCGTTACCCAGACTTTCGGGCGGAAGTTCGGTCCCTCGTAATGCTCCAGGACTTCCCGGAGGAACTGCCAGTTGCGCGGCTTGCGCTTGTGGCGTTGCCCTTGGTACGGCTTCACAGTCGCGATGAGGAACCGGTGTGCTTTCGTGCATCCGCTCGCGGACAGATGAACAACCACAGATTCCGATCCCGTGCGGAGCCGCGTTGACTCGATCCGCTCGAACGCATTTCGTCGCGCCGATCCCGGCTGTGTGTCGTCGTTCCCTGCCGCGTAGTAGGCTAGATAGTCGCCGTCCAGATGGAGAACGCGCCCCGGCTCGACGGGCGGGAATGTCCCCGCGCCAAACTGGGGACACTCCTCCGCCGCGCGCGCTATCTTTGCGCGTAGAGCCTCGATCAACCGATAGCGGCCAGCGGGTCGGCTGCTGCTTCGTTCTCCGGCGTATCGCGCTCCGGCGTCTCTGCGTCCGGGAGGTCCGGCTCTTGGCCGCCAGCGGCAACCACGGAAGCAAGCGGACTCGCCTTCCAGTTCTTCGCGGACATGATCTTTTCTTGAATCACGTTCTTCGAACGAGCCTTCGAAATCACCTCACCTGTCTTTTCGTCCTTGCGCTCCGGATACTCGCCGGCAATGTAGATCGAGTTCCACATTTCCATGTCGGCAACGTCCCAGATGAACGCCTTCACATCCGTAATTGCTGCTGCGACCTCGACCAGGACCGGCTTACCGGACAGTGGATCTTGCACCGTCGTGCCCTTCACGTTGTAGCCGTTCGGGCCACGAAGGTTCGCATACGTGCGCTTACCGTCCTTGCTCTTGCGGTGGAAAATCTCCACGATGAACGGCTTACCCAGCAGTTCGGCCATGTGCGTAGCCGTACCGCCGTGCGCTGCGTTCATCGCCGCAAACAGCTTGAAGAAATGCGCCTTCTCGCTAAAGCTCAGGGTTTCTTGCGCCGTGATGCGAATCGGGATCAGCGTCCCGTCTGCGGCCTTGATCGGTTCGTGATTCGGGCCGCTCAGTTCAAAGACAAGATCGACCTTTTCGCGGTCGCGCTTCTTGCCCTCGAATTCTTCCTCATGCGTGCCAAGCTCGAAATAGCCGACGAACCGAGCGCGCGCGATACCCGCAGCCGGGGGCGTGTATTCGCCGCCTGCCTGCGCCTCGTTCATGTTCGGGCCGGTTTTCTTTGCTTCTGCAATTTTCGCTTTGAGGTCGTATGCCAAGTGTATAGAGTTCCTTAATGTTAGTGAATGAAAGACGGCGTATAGCCGCCCATGTACTGCTGACGAAGTTCAACTCGGAATTGCTCCGCGCGTTCTTCGAAGTCGCCCGTAAAGGCGTTTTCTTCCATCATGTTGTCGCCGTGTACCGTGACGCTCGGAACGGCGACCGGGATTTTCCAGCCGAAATACCACTCCATGAAGTCCGACGCGGCCAGCATGCAGGCATGGAGGAGCGCGCTAGATTCGAACAGGACGGACTTGTGTGCGTCCTTGTATAGCGCGTCATGAACCTGGTTGACCAGGAGCGCAAGACCTCCGAAGTTCTTCCTGGCGTAGAACGCACGAATCGCGAGCCACATTGCAGCCTTGGCCCATTCGCCACCTGTGCCTTGAACCTCATAGTTAGCACCTTCTGTCGGGCTGAATGACTGCGGCATGCCGCCCCGCTGAATTAGCCATTTCGGCGCGGGGGTTTCCCGATAGCTGTACAACTTGTTGTCCGGTGTGACGCTGTAGCCCTTGCCAAGCTGGCACATCAGCCCTTTGACTTCCGGATGAGGCTGAATGTTGTTGGTAGGTCGCCGTGATTTCTTGATGCGCTCCATCTTCTCCGCGTTGTACGCTGAGAGTTCCGGATAGCGCTCGTCCTCTGCATGCATCAGTGCCTGTACATCCTCCAGCAGCATCCCGGTAGATGCTGCGATCCCGGCAGCACCAGCACCGTAAGCACGTTGGAAACTAAATTCCTTCGCACCCTGCCGCTTCTCAGGCCAGCCCGGCAATGGATCGATCCCGCGCGACCTGTCGCCCTTGCACTTCAGGAGCGCATCCTCGTAGCTGATGCCTTCCTTCTGCGAGACACGAACGCAGTGCATGTCCAGGCCCGCACGCAAGTCCTCGATAAGCTGTTTGCAGCCCGTGAGGATCGCTTGCACGTACACCTCAAGCGAGGTGAAGTCCGATTGAACGATTTGCCCGTCCGCACCAAAGCGCGAGATGAACACCGTTTTAACTTCGGACTTGCCCTCCTTCGGGACGTTCTGGAGGTTCGGGTTAGACGACGAGAAGCGAGCCGTAACCGTGGACGTGTGATTGATGCCGTGGTGAATGATGCTGTCACCGCCGACAAGGGTAAGCATGCCCTTTTGCTCGCCCGTCTTTTCGTCGGTGGTTACGTAGTACGTGCCGAGGTCTTTACCCAGCTTCGCAACGTTCGCCAGCGTCTTGAGGAAAGGAATATCCCGGTTCCCCAGTGCTTCGATAACGTCGCTCGACACGCTGTACAGCCCCGGTGTGCTGCTGGCCCAAATCTCGTCCGGTGTCGTGTATCCCTGGAACTTGTAGTAGAAGTCCCGTATAGCCGTCTTAGGCCCGCGCTCCAGGTCTGGAACCTTGACCTTCTTGGTCTTGATTTCCCCGGCGTTCTTACCGCTTAGAAAGCGGATTGGTTCGGGCGGATGGTCCAGCTTGTGCCACTCGGAAACGGGCATCATTTCCGGCTCGGCCTTCCCGTCTACAACGCGCGACTTGTGCTTGAGATACAGGTACTCCACGTCCTTCTGGAAGTACTGGAGGTTGCCTGCATCGTCTAGCGTTTCCGTCCGCTTCTGATACTTCACCGTGCCGCCGAAGATCAACGGCGAGAGGTGATAACGGTTCGACCAGTTGAACTCGAAAGGGCAATCTTCCGGGAGGTACGCGCGGAGTTCTGCGGTAATCGCCGCCAAGCGCTCCTCAAGCTCCGCAGCGAGACGCAGACCAAGCGCCTTGTCCACGTACATCCCATTGCGTTCCATCTCGACGGTACACAACAGGCTCCCCATGTTGAGGAGGATCGACTTAACTTGTCCGGTCTTGCGGGCCTTGGCAAGCTGGCCTAGGAAAATCTTTTCCGTGTTGCCGATGTCGCCTAAGCCCGACTCATCGCCGCAGAGGTATCGAAGGAGCAAATCCTTATCGATGTCCGGCGTATCTACGCCAGCCTCCCACAGCGCTTTAACCTCATCGATCTTGACGTTGCCGCCGTAGGACACAACCATCTCGTCCATAGACAGCATGTGCGAGGTCGGCTCCATGCCGCGCAACAGGTATTCCGCAAGCTGGCAGTCCCAGACGTTCCCGCCGCGCGCTACGAACTCCATCCAGGCATCAAGGTTCTGTGGCTCGCGCAGTGCATGCAGCAAGTCGAACTTGATGTTCACGCCGACAAGTAGCGTCGTATCTTTGAGGAGTTTCGTGAACCAATCGAACGGGCGCGGGCCACGTCCGAAGTAATCCGCCATGACCTCCCCGCCCTTGCGCTTCCAGCCGGAGACCACAACGAAATTTTCAGGGAGGAATGGAGACGCCTTGCGCTTCATGTAGGCTTTAATCGTGGTCTCCGTGTCCCACACGCAATACGTTATGTCAGCCCTCCTTGGTCAGTTCGTCGTAACGTGCGAGGAAAACCACACGCGCTACAGCCGGATTGAATGTTGGTAAAGGAACCGCCGCCGTCGTCTCAACGCCCTCGACCCATTCCCAGGCAATCGCGTCCGTTACGCGGTAAACCTCAATCGGTTCCGGCATGAAGTCCCGGCGCTCCGTTACAAGCGCCCGCACGTCCGCCTCTTTGATCGACGGGTGCAGCGGGAACGGCAGTCCAAAACGCGCCAGAATCGCGCGCTCTACACGATGCTCGATTGCCTTGTAGTCCGGGAGAAGCTGTTTAAGCGGGCTGGAAACGTCGCCCAAGTATGCCTCAGACGCGTCGTGCAGCAGCCCTTGCAACGCGTATTCCGGAGGCACCAGATATGAGACGAGGACGCAATGTTGTGCGACGCTGTAGAACTGCTTGGTATGCCCCGTGAATCGACAGATGCGCGACAGTGCTGTAGCGATGTCCTCGATTACGATGCTGTCGGGATCGGGTTCCAGGAAGTCAAAGTAGCGCCCGCTCGCTGTGAGGATTGCCGGTGTCAACCCATGTCCTCCGGATGACGGAAGCCGATGAAAACGGGATGACGCGGCGCGTCGACCGTGCCGTGGTCGAAGTGCTTGAACTTCACGACAGAACCGACCAACAGGTCGCGATCCCGCCAGTAGTCCCGACGCTGAACCGCAGTGAAACCAGTCCCGATATTGAACACGGGTCCGACTGGGATGCGGTCGTCATTTGCATCGATTCGGCGTACAACGAGCGCGCCCATAGTGCCCTTGCCGACCAGTCCTGCTTGTGCCGTGCTGCGCTCCGTTCGGCCTGTCGCGTTACGTGTCGCCTCATTTTCATTCCGCATTTCCTCCTCGAATCCGACGATTACCGCCTCGCCGTCGACGAACCGCTTCACCTTGACGAGGCCGCCCTCACGCTCCGTACTGCGCCCGCATTTGTACGTACCGTCATGTGCGCGGATCATCATTCCTTCGTAGCCGTCTGCGAGGAAACGCGCCTCCAGCGTATCCAAGTCCTCAGCGCATACGCAGAGGTGTTGCGGGACGGCTTTAATGTCCTCTTCCGGATACCGGTCGTAGAAGTCAGCAATGCGCCGCTCTACAATCTCGCTACGGCGGTCGTAGCCCATCTCATCGGAACGGGTTGGAATCCGTAGCGGGAACCAGTCAAACACATGGAACGTAAAATCCGGCTCGGCCGACTTCGACATCACCGCCATGCTGTTCTGCATGCAGTTGGCATCAGTCGGGGAACCGACCGTAAGCTCGCCGTCAAGACCTTCCAGAAGGCGCGCATACGCTGCGGCGAACTCCTGCACTACCGGATTCGGGATCGGCTTGAGCGAGCGGCTATACGCCACACCGCCGAAGAACACACAACGGATACCGTCAATCTTGGGCGAGGCCCACACCGGGAACTTGATAAGTTCCAGCTTGGTGAGCGTCGCTGCGAGATTGGGTTTAAAGCCCGCTGGGATCAACGCGGCTCCGTGTGAATCACTTCTGCGTCCCGCAGTTCGAAGCGGAGAACCTTCCCGCCACGCGGGCAACGGGCTACCGCGTTGTGCTTCTTCGTGTAGATGCGTGTCCCCGTGCTGTAATTCGTCGCGACGCTGCCGTCGTCATGTACTGCTACAAACACTTCTGCGTAAGGCTGCTTCTCAGTCATTCAGTCCTTTTCAGTTGCTCAATCATTTCCCAGACAAGGAATCCAGTGCCGCCCACCATCCAGGGCAGTTGAATCACTAGGCAGATACTGCCGATGAGTTCGGCTACGCCCAACCGAGCCATTCGCGGGTGCGCTGGAACTTCGGCGCAATCCACTCCAGCAACGGACCTAGCCATTGGGGAAGCTCGTAGAAGTCGTCCCGGTCAACGATTTGCGTCCAGAGGCAGTATTTCTCGTACCAGCTACCGAACACCGGGTACATGGTCTCGACCTCGATACCCACTGGACAGGCGACAGGCCGGAGAACCCGAACTAACGTTCCGCGAGAAAGGATGTGCAGCGGTTGCGTGCGGACGTCCGCGCCTTCCTTGATTTGCGTGCGGATGACGCCGTACCTCACTTAATCTCCAGGTCGATCACTTCACCGCCCAGAGACTCAGCGATGTTGTCTACGCCGGTACGGATAATCTCTTGCTCCTCCGCAAACTCGTTGTGGTCGTCATGTTGAATCGTTACGTAGAACTTCGTTTCTTTCACGCAGTCTCCACAGGCATAAGCAGGCGGCCGCGTTCGCCGTCGAACATGACTTCTGCTTGGGGTGATTGGGGTGCTCCCTGCCGTCTTAGCTTGTTTTTCGTCATGCCGATCCAGCGTGACGAGGCGTAGAAAGGATCGTTCGACGCGCCCAAGGTGATGATTGCGTCGCCCGCGCCTTGTTTTCCGGTCTTACTGTCCTTTAGCATGGGTAGCGTCGGGAACTGCAAACCGTCTCCGTCGGCCGATATTTGCGACGTAGCAAGGAAAGGCGCGTCGTACTTCACTCCCATAAGTCGGCCCCATTGGTACTGGGCCTCAAGGAGTTGGTCGGTACGCTGTCCACCATTCAATACCTGCCCGCCGAACTTCACGTTATCGAGCATGTCTCCGACGATCAGGCCAGGACGACAACGTCGGAAAATGTCCTCAACTTCATAGCTCCAGAAGTCGTGAACGTCCATGACACGGATAACGTCCGAACCGCCAACAGCGTCCGCGTATTTGCCCTTGAGTGTCCCGTTACTCGACATGCGGATGAGGTCGCCAACCGTTGCATTCAACGCGCTTTGGTAGACCCGTTGAACGATCCGCTTTCCCGGTCCCTCGTTGTTCAGCCACAGCACGCAGCGCCCGTGATTCGGGCCGTAGTAATCTTCAAACTGACTTGCCATGTAGGTAATCTCCGACGATACGAACGTCGTCTTACCCTTATCCGGCCGGCCAGCAAGAATTACGAAGTCTCCTGGACGAAGCGGACGCATTACCGTGTTCAGGCAGTCCAGCCGCCAGTGCAATCCCCGATCGTCCTTATCGTCCAGCAGGATCGAATCAATGTCCTCGTTGATCCACGGAACGCGCACCTTACGATTCGTGTTCTGCTCGAATCGCTCAATCTCGTCCCGGAGGGATACGTAGAGGTCTACCTCATCGCCGTTGTTGTATTTCTCGATCAGCGACGTAACGCGGTTCGCGGTCTCTGCCGCTACCAGGCGCTCCATGATCCCTGCCTCTAGCGACGGGTCGCAATCCTCGTTGAGGACTCGCCCCAGCAGCGCGCGGTATAGCCCTAGCTGCTCCGGCGTAAGCGTCGGGTGCGCGAACGTCCCAAACCACAGCATGAACGGTTCAAGCTCGATGCGCTGCTGGTCGGGGAACTCCGTGAAGAACTTCCCGTAATCGCCAAGGATGACGACAGACTTTGCTTCTAGTGCTGCTGTTGGTACTGCTTTCGCCAGCCTCTCGTAACGTTCGCGGTACTTGAGAAGCTGGAGGAGTGTTACCTCAATCGACAATCAGGCGTCTACCGGTTACTGCGGCTTCCGTCCAGCTTCAAGGATCGGGAGATTCGCCTCTGTCGGGACGTAGATCACTTGCCCCTTACCTTCCGCGCTCGCGAGGTTATTAATCCACAGATACCGGAGATACGCCTCGTTGCTCTTGAGCGAGTCGCCAATGATCTGATTCGCCTTCGCGACACCTCGCGCACGCGTTACCTCTGCGTCTGCGTAGGCTTGGGCGGCCTGCTTCTTCGCCTCCGCCTCGCGCACTAGAACCTGCTTGCTGTAGTCGGCTTTGGCGAGTTCCGCCTCGCCCTCCATCTTCTGAGAGTACACGCGGTACGGAGGGTACATATCGCAGCCGGTCAGCGCTGCTGCGGAGATAGCGACCATCGCGACGAGTGCAATTTTCTTCATACTGCGGTTTCCTTTGTCAGGTTGAGAATTTGAGCAATTTCCGCACGCTGTAACAGCTTGGGGTCATTGCTCGAAACTACGTTGCGCGCGGCAATGCCGTATGCCCGTAGCTGCTTGATAATCTTTGCTGCGTTCGTCTGCCCCGCTCGATCTGGATCAAGCCACACGACCACCGGCTTGCCCGAACGGATCAACTCCGCCGCGATCCAGTCGCTAATCTTTGTTCCCAGCAGACACCATCCCGCTACGCCTCCGCGAGTCGCGACCTTGTATGCCGATAGCAAGTCCTCAGTCAGCACGATCAGCGGCCCATCACCGTACCGCGCAACGAGCCGCCGTTTATCAACGTGAGGGTTCAGGTACTTCCGGGGATTCGTCTTATCGAGTGTCCGGGCCTGCCAGTACACGACCTCGCCCCGCTCGTCCCGAACGGGCAACACGACGCGCTGCATGCTTGGATTCCAGAAGAACCCCAGCGCCCCTATTTCCTGATTCGAGATACCCGCCTTGTATAGCCACACGCGGGCCTCCAGCGGCCACGCTGACGGGTTCATTTTTGCGGGGAGGGGCAAGGCAGGACTAGCGGCTACAGCCTCCTCTGCGGCTTGCATGCGACGCAGACGGGCAAGCCTTTCCGTGAGGCTTTCAGCCGGACGTGGAACCCAGCCCTTGTATGCACACCTATGGCAGTAGGCGGCCCAGCCATCCCGCTTATGGTTGATGTGCAGGCAATCGCCGGGGCCGCAATCGTGCGGGATCTTCCTACTACCGCCCTCTGGGAGGGACTGGGCGTGCTGCAACCATTCTTTCGATTCCAGCACGCACCTCCTACTTAGCGCCGCCGCTTACGCGGAAGGAACGCGGCCAGTGCCGACAGCGAGCCGCCCAACACCGCAGCGAACACGAACAGTCCGGCCGCGACGGCGAGACCGATCCAGAGCGGCATCGTTACGAGCCACCAGGACCACGTTGCGACAACACCAATCCCCGCCAGCTTCAACGCGAGGAGAATGAGGAAAATGCACGGCAACAGCTTCAAAGCGTCGCTCCGTGCGAAATTGCCTCGATAAGTGCGGTTCGCTTCACTGCGTCCGCAGACCGCGCCGCTTCGTCTGCTCGCGCCTCCGCCTCGATGCCTGCTGCTTTGTGATAGCTGATGAGGTCATCGTATTGGCGTACACGCTTGTCCGCGCGCTCAATCAGCTTTCGGAGATTCGCAACGTGCAATGCGATCAGGAATGCGTGAACACGCGCTGTGATTCGGACGCTAAGTCCTTTGACTGCTGCGAAGCCTGCCAGGAGGGCGGCCGTAAGTTTGTGCATATGGTCTCCTTAGACTCGAATTTCTACGAACGTGATTTCGCGGGTATCAATGCGGGCAAGCTCGTCCTGGTTGCTGTCGCAAAGGACCAGTTCATCTCCGCCCCAGCTTTCCGCAACCCTATCCACGTCCTCGAAGTCCTCCGACGTGAAGTCGCGCTTGTGCACCCGGACGTTCATTCGATGCCTGCTAGCGGATCGACCGGTGCGAGTTTGCCGTTACCCTGCTTCGCCTCTGCTTCAGGCGCGACGGTCTCCCGAACTTCCTCACCGAAGCCGACGATATCGCCCGGACGGATCGTTACGATTTCCTCGTCCGCGCCGCTGCCCTTGATTACCTTGATGCCCTTGCCCTTGTCCGTGTCGAACACTGCGCGCACTTCGCCGGCGAACTCGCCACGCGTCTCGCCGCGACCGTAGTTGAAGCGGATCGTGTCGCCCTGCTTGAGCGCGTCCAGCGCAGCGGCGGCCTTCTCTTGTGTTTCGAGTGCGTCGGCTTTCGCCGTGTAGTCAGCGGCCTTCGCGCGGTAATCCGCGATTCGTTCAGCGATTGTCTTTGCCATGTAGTCCTTAGTAGTTAGAGGTTAGTGACAGGTGAATTTGTGTGGTGTCGTCACGATGCACGCCGACCCAGTACGATTCAGGTCATACGCACATCCAGTAATCGCTCCGCCGATGAACGCCGCGACACACACGACGTAGAAAGCGAGTTTCAATCCTTGCGGACCCAGATGATTCGATGCGGCGTATCTCGCAGCAAGTGTCCCTCGGGAAAGTTTTCTGCGAAGCAAGCATGTTCGAAACAGTCGTCGCGTAACTCGCTCTCGTAGAACGCACACCCGTCGCACCCGTCACCATTCCGCGCAACCGCAATCAAGTCTGCCCGCTCTACTACCTGAACGCCTCCATCGGCCCAGGCATGGAACTTCACGCAGCCTCCTTAACAAGAATGTCGCCGGGATCGTTGTGCGGCTCGTCGCTCGCTTTGCCGTTCGCGTACCGAGTCACGATGTTGCCCGTGGATGGGTTCAACAGGACCAGTTGGCAATGCGGCTTTGCTTCCAGCGAGTACGCAATGAACTTCACATCGCAACCGGAGCGGAACTTGAGCGGCTTCCCGGTCATGGCGGACAGGAGGTCGAATTCTGCTTTCGCATCCTCGACAGGCGCGTAACTACCCACGTATCGCCAATGACCGGGATCAGATTTCATGAACTCGCGCAATTGGACGTAGGTTCCTTGCACTTTTTCAATCGTGTAGACCCCACCTACTTTCGGGCCGCGCAGTTTCCCAGCACCCCAACCACCATCCGTCAAACTGCGGACCTTATCGCCATTCTTGAACATCACGCAGCCTCCTTGTAGTCGATCACGCGCACTTCTTGCTCTACCTTGACGGTACGAACAACCTTGACTTCGACAATCTCGTAGATGCTTCCCGGCGTGTAGCGCGAGACCGCTTGCTCTGCTTCCTGCTGCGTTGCGAACGGCGTGCCGCGAACTTCACGGAGCGCGGTCCCGTGCTTGCGGATGCGGAATTCGGTCGTGGGTTCGGGTTGCTTCTGATGAACGTCGATCCGCTCAACTTGATTCGGCAGGAAACCGCCCACCCCTCGTTCCGGGTGAATCGCTCGAACATGGCCCCAAGGGAATACCCAATCTACCTCCATCGGCCCGTTCCACCCTCCACCGAAATCCTCCGGGTTCTTGACGCGAACCGTGTCACCGATCTTGAACGAATGCGCCACGTAGGGAACGTAGTAATCTGCCGGACGGAATCGCCCCGTATTGCCATAGTCGTCGGACTCGAAGTAGATCACTGCAACGTGGCCTTCCGAAATTGCTGGCTTGTACTCTCGTACCGTGTAGGGCTTACCCATCTGGAAGCTCCGGTCGTGTTCGCGAAAGTTCGGCGTAACGAGGTCGCCCGCCTTGAATTGCAGTTCCTCGATCAAGTCGAGACGCGCTGCAAAGCAAGTCGTTACTGCACCGCTGTCCATCTTGACGCTAATCAACGGCCGCCAGCCAGTCCCGACGTGCACAACGGTACCGCTGTCACCCGGCTGGTACGTGTTCTTGGCATTCTCCCGATACGTCTGATTGAACTTGACCCGCTGACCATCTTTGAATTTCTTTCTCATCGTCAATCCCTTGTTCTAATGTTTAAAGTAGTCCTAATCTGTACAACGAAAGCTATGCGCGCGTTCTATCGAGTTCGCGCCGGTTCCATTCGCGGGCGAACGCCCTGATTGCATCGGTTTCGCTCACTCGCCGCTCCGCACTGTCACATCCGACGAATTGCCCGTTAGCGCATCCAGCTTTACCCAGCGCCCGTCCCTCGTCTTAACGAGGCATCCAGTCGACCAAGAGTAGGTCGTTTTCTCGCCACTGATTCGCTGGTATGTACCGCATTCTTCTTGCGTGCTGAAATACACAAACGCGAAGATAGCGACCATCGGCAGTACCATCGCAAGCGTTACCGCTCCGAAGAATTTGAGTGCGTCCATCATTGCCCCGCGTGAACTACGGAGCAGCCGGCCTGGATGCGCCCCGCTACATTGCCGCGCAGAGACCGAGTGCGATACGAGACGAACGGCTTGGGCTCACGGCAATTCCGCAGCGCGGCCCACCGGTCCCATCGATGCCCGTCAATCTGGATCGTTTCCGATGCTTCGTGGTACGAGACCGCAGCGCCTGCAACGTGTGCTTCCTTAAGTACGGCGCGTTGGTTCATGCAGCACGCGCCTTGCAAGAAATGTCGAAGCCTGCACCGCGACCCAGCGTCGAACCACGACGAACACCGCCGTTGAATTCCGATTTGTTCTCCTCGCCCAGATGGAAGAACGAGCGCGACGCGTTGCGGCGATTCGCTACAACGATTTTCTTTGCTTCCGGGTTCTCGTTGAGGAAGCGGCCGACAGTGTGCGTGCGGTCGATGTTGAGTTCTTTCTTGTTTTGTTGCATAATAGGAGTCCTGAATTTTTCGATGGAAAACAAAGCCCACCAACGGTGTGCAAGATCGTTGGTAGGCTCAAACCTTCGGGTACCTTAGTCGCTCTGCTTTGCAAGCCAACGCGACAGCAGTACCTGTCCTACATACCATTGCCGCGTATGCTTCGAGTACCAAGGTTGCAACCCTAGCGCCCGAGCGCGGACCAAGGCGCGCTCTATTTCGACTACCCTCGAAACCGTATCCCGGCGAGGCTGGGAAGTTTCGTGTACGGTACTACTGCGAACCACCGTGACAACATGGCCGCCAATGTTTCTTCGATAGCTCGACCGCTCAGACTTCAAGCGGGTTGGCTGGGTCTCACTCACTTCATTCTTCACTGCTTCGCCTCCCAGGAGTAAGCGGACCGGATAGTCCGATCAGCTCACGCCTGAGTTAGCCCTATGATGGCTGCAGTCTACAGAGCCGCCACGGCAATACTTCTACCAGGGGTTGTAGTCACCATCTCACGATCCGGTGAGGACCGGCGCGCACTCCCAAGGAGCACGCACTCGACGCATTGTTAAAGAGCGCTACAGCCGAACAAAGACGCCATGCTTTGCTCGGTAAATCATTGTTAACTAACACTGTTAACTTGCTGGCGAGTCTGTTAGAATTAGGTCACCGACCCGGCCAATTGCTAACGTGTTGATGAGATTATGCCTACCGACATAGGTAGGTGCCAGAACATTTTTCCGATTGAAACTTCGGAATTGTTAGCTTTTTGCTATAATCCTTACCAATCAATTGCTTGCAGCACCCTCGCGATGGCAACTTCCTCCGATCACCCCGAAGGCCCTACCGCTCCCAGTGACGCGCCTACCAAGATAATTAGATCGCTAAGGCGGGCTGACGGCTCCCTCAAGGAAATCTTTGAGGATGGCCGGGAGCGGATAACATCCGCAAACGTTGCGGTCACGTACATACCTGACCGCCAGCGGTGCATGGTCACGTGGAAGAACCGAGGCGAACGCATCCTCACTCAAGTAGGCGAGGCGTTCCCACAATTCACTGTGCTGAACAACGGAGGCGTCGAGCTCTACTTGCCGGAGGGCAAGGCTGTGATCATGCACCCTCCTGGCTCTCCTCTTGCGGAGCGCAGCGCTGAAACCAGCGATGTCCAAACGTCCTTCACACTGTTCCTATCGAGGCTGCATAGCGCATCCGGAACGGACACTTTGCCGACCCTCTACGCTTGGGGCGAATCCAACGGCTTTAGTCGCCAGTCGCTTTACAACATGATCAGCCAGAACCGCGTGCCTGGACTGGAGACATTGCGCCGCTTCCGAAAGGCGACAGGCAAACCTATCGATTGGCTGTTGGGTGAAGATGTCCTAAACCCGGTTCCTCAAGAGGGCGAGTCGAGCGCCGTACCTGCGGAAGCCGTCCCTGACCATCTAACTGAAGAGTTTGTCCTCATTCCAAGGTACGACGTAAAAGCGTCTGCGGGATCGGGACACTGGCATGACAACGGAGAGCAGGCCCAGTTCTGTATGGCGTTTCGCCGGCACTGGGTGGAAAGCTACTTGCACGCCAAGAAGGAAGATTTGTCTGTCGTTCGCGTTCACGGCGATTCGATGGCCCCGTTGCTACAAGACGGAGACAACATCTTGGTAAACCACTCAGTTAACAGCCCACAAGACGGCGTGTACGTTATCCGTATTGACGGGCAAGTGCTTGTTAAGCAGACGCAAGTTCTGACCGGAAAGAAACTGCGCATCGTCAGCGTAAACGCAACCTATGAGTCCTACACGGTAGACCTGTCCGAAGAAAATCAAACTGACTTCGAAATCATCGGTAAGGTTGTGTGGTTCGGTCGGCAGATTTGACAGGCTTGTAAGCTGGTTGTAGTGTTCCCCTCTCCATGCTGCGGGGAACACACATGCCTACCAAAACGCGCATTATTTGCGCTCTATTAACGTCCGCCTGCTTTTTTTGCGCGTCTCCGTCATTCGCAGATGAGACGGCCTCCCCTACTAGCGCACACGCTCAACTAGAAGAAATTCTACCTCCTCTGGTTGGAAGTTATGTTTATAACGACGCCCGGACGAACCTGTACAAGCTCGGAGTAACAGACTCCGAAATGGCAGACCGATTCGATCGAGTACTGAAGCGAGAGATATTTCCGCTACTGACGAAATTAAAAATTTCCGGCTATCGCTATATTGATTCTCCGCCGGGCGTCGTTGTCAACGTCACATCTCCGCAAGGTGATGAATATATGGCATACGGTTCAACTAGCTACACACCGCCCAAGTTGTCAAACAATGAAGCACTGCAATTTTACGTTGGTCTTTTTCATCGAATACCCGCATCTTTAAGCAAGCGTGATATTCAACTAATAAAGAACGGGTCAGTAGAGGTCGGCATGTCGGAGACGGCACTTTACATGACACTTGGCTACCCAGACCACACTAACCGAGCGTCTTACGGCAACCAAGCAGTCTACGCCGGAGCATACGTGTACATCAGGAACGGAAGAGTTACGGCGTGGCAAGAAAAGCCATAATTTCAACCACTTGCACGCCACATTCCACAATATAAAATACCCCTGAGCTAAGGAGAGGACGACCCTCACCCGATGGGTAGGCATGCCCGACGATGCCCCAGGTACGTGCAAGGCGAACCCTGTTCATCCATAGAATACGCACGGTACTTCTATCCGAGCGAGCGAAGCGAGCGAGGAGATTGAGCTATCCAGAAGATTAATAAATATTCTCGCCTAAGAGGAAAAGCAGGCGTTAAGCAACGTCAGCGCATTAGGCTTAGAGATAAATATATTTGCCAGAAATGCAGAATAGCTGTACGCATTGGCGAAGTAGATCACATCATCTCTTTAGAAGATGGTGGAACCAATGATGATGAAAATATGCAATTGCTCTGCATAGACTGTCATAAGAAGAAAACAGCTACTGATAGAGGATATATCCTTAAGTCTGGTAGTTCTGTAGATGGTCTACCTATGGATAGCTCTCATCATTGGAATAGCTAGATATCCAGTGTAGCTACAGTGAATTACTCAGTGGTATCTACAGTGTAGCCACTCAGCATTTCTCAATCGAAGATTGTAGTTCTCATAGGATGCATGCGTAGCGTGCTGTGTCCTCTAGTCCTATTCCCATCCGTATAACCTGCCCTGTTCCGCAATTCTGCGTCTTACCGCGATTCTCCCTGTAAATGCGAATTATTCTCATTTACAGGCGGGGTAGGCAAAAATGCGATTCCCCGGCAAGGCGACACCGGCTGGTCAGTCGCGAAATATCGCTAACTGCAAAAATTTCCGCCGATAACGCGAATTCGCTCTACGAAGTAGGTCCATTGCGACCAAAGCTCAAGTAATCGGAAGGTATGCGGGTAATTGGTAGCCCGTGGCCCTTGGTCGTCTAGGGATTAGTCGCTGGACGCTGTGAGAGTTCGAATCCTCCCCTTCCGCCCATCTAATCCAGACCGCACTCTCAGCAGAGATGCGAGCAACGCGCCAGATATCCGGGTGCGGTCTGGATTTCTCCGTTGTGCGCGCACGCGTACACGCGTAGCCCAATATAAGGAGACTTCCGATACGCACCCGCTCCGATAGCACTACGACCGCCGTAGCTGCTACCCAGGCCGCTGCATCCGGTCCAATGAAGCCGCCGGACCACATCAAATTGCGTGACACCGATTGGCCCTACTGGGATGCAATCGTACAGGCCCGAGCGGCTACGACGTGGAATAACGCGGATTTAGCCCTCGCTGCAAATCTGGCGCGCACCCAGGCCGATATCTCCCGCCTCAGTCTCGAACTTGAGAACGAGGGGGACATTCTGGAGAACGCACGCGGCACGCCAGTAGTGAACCCGAAGCACAACCTGCTGGAGACGCTTACCCGCCGCGCAGTCGCTCTATCGCGCGCTCTCCACGTCCACGCAGAGGCGACCGTAGGCCGCAGCCAAGACGCCAGCAAGAAGCTAGGCGCAGAGCAAGCAGCACGCGGAGCCGTCCACAACGCATCCCAAGCGGATGACGGGCTAATCCCCGGTCTGACGCATTGAGGATTCGCGATCCAGTAAGCCCCGGCCCACTCAAACAGACAATTCCCCAGACTCGTGGCGAGCGCGTAATTGCGTTCTGCGAGCGTTACCTCCGCGTCCCGGAGGGCGCTCTTGTCGGCCAGCCGATCCGCTTCGAGGAGTTCCAACGAGAGTTCATTCTCTCGATCTACGATAACCCGCACGGCACGCGCCGCGCCTACCTCAGCATTGCCCGTAAGAACGGCAAGAGCGCGGTTATCGCGTGCATCCTCCTCGCTCACCTGATTGGGCCAGAGGCAAAGCTCAACAGCCAGATTGTCTCCGGGGCGATGTCCCGCGACCAAGCCGCCCTGGTGTTCAATCTCGCGGCCAAGATGGTCCAGCTATCGCCCGAGATTGCTCCGCTCGTTCGCATCAACCCGTCGGCTAAGAAGCTCGTCGGCCTGCCGCTCAACGTCGAATACAAGGCGCTGTCCGCAGAAGCCAAGACGACGCACGGGCTATCCCCAGTCCTCGCCATCCTGGACGAGATTGGACAGATACGCGGCCCTCAAGACGACTTCATCGACGCGGTAACTACCTCCCAAGGCGCACACGCGGAACCGCTCTTAGTCGCGATCAGCACGCAAGCAGCGAACGACGCAGACTTGCTCTCGGTCTGGATCGATGACGCTCTCAAGAGCAACGACCCGCACATCGTCTGTCGTCTCTATGCGGCCCCGCAGGACGCGGAGCTAATGGACCGCTCTGCATGGGCGGCGGCGAATCCCGCGTTAGGCGTGTTCCGGTCCGAGAAGGACGTAGAGGAGCAAGCAAAGCAGGCCGTCCGCATGCCGTCCGTCGAGAACACGTTCCGTAATCTGATTCTCAATCAGCGCGTGTCTACGGTAGCCCCGTTCATCTCGCGGGACGTGTGGAAGTCGTGCGGCGTTAAGCCCCGGGAGTTCGAATCTAGCACGCAGGTATTCGGCGGCCTGGACCTCTCGTCACGGACTGACCTTACCTCCCTCGTCCTCATAGGACGCATGGAGAGTGTATGGCAGGCGCACCCGTATTTCTGGATGCCGGCGGAGGGCATCCGCGACCGAGCCAAGCGCGACCGTGCACCGTATGACCTCTGGGCCGAACAAGGGTTCATCCGCTTAACCCCCGGCCGCTCTGTCGATTACGAGTACGTCGCCCGTGACATCGCGGATATCTGCGAGGGCTTGAACCTACATTCCATCGCTTACGACCGATGGCGTATCGACCTCCTCAAAAAGGAGTTTTCCGATATCGGCATCGACGCTGACACACCCGCGAAGGACGGCGGAAAGCTACCCCTGGTCCCGCACGGTCAGGGCTTCAAGGACTTCTCTCCGGCGCTTGATGCGCTGGAGGTGGAACTCGTCAACGGGCGCATTGCACACGGCCTAACGCCGGTTCTCACGATGTGCGCAGCTAACGCCATCGTCAACAGAGACCCGTCCGGAAACCGGAAGCTAGACAAGCAAAAAGCTACCGGTCGTATCGACGGTCTTGTCGCTATGGGTATGGCATTCGGAGCAACGGTCCTCGCAGCAAGTGACGTTGAGCCCGAGCGCACCTATCAATTCTTCGTTTTGTGAGGGTTCGATAACCACCAAAGCATTTTCCGCGATCACCATCAAAGCGCTCCGCGAGGACGCACGCGAAATCGAAGGGATCGCATCAACGCCCGCACTCGACCGGGTAAAAGACATCGTAGAGCCTCTGGGCCTTACGTTCGCAGCAGACGCCCCGCTTCTCCTCAATCACGACCACTCCCAGCCCGTAGGCACCGTTCAATTCGGTACGCCGTCAGCAAATAGCCTCCCGTTCAAAGCAACGATTGCCAAGGTAGACGAACCGGGCATCGTGAAAGACCGCACGGACGAGGCATGGCATAGCGTCAAGAGCGGCCTTATCAAAGGCGTCTCCATCGGCTTCCAGCCACAGGAGTATGAACCGTCCGGCGTTGGGAAAGGTATCCGCTATACCAAGGCGTCAGTACACGAACTCTCCCTAGTCGCCATTCCGGCAAACCCCGACGCCGTTATCACGGCCTTCAAAAGCCTCTCCATGTCCGACCCTGCAACGTCAGCGGAAGGAACTACCCAGGGCGAACCCGCAGGCGAGCCGCCCGCAACGCCTGTCGTGAAAACCCCTCGTTCGGTCGCAATCGACCTCTCCTTTCGTTCATTTCAATAAGGATTCCTTACGCATGACCATTGCAGAAAAGATCAAGCAACTCCAAGCACGCCTCCAACAAGCGGAGGCAGCACGTAACGGCCTTGTCGCAAAGTCGGTTGAGGAGGATCGTTCGCTGACCGACGACGAAGTAAAGCAGTACAACGACTTTAGCGAAGAACTCGACAAGGGTGCAAAGGAGCTTGCACGCCTCCAAACCGTTGAGAAGTCGCTCGCGTCGCAGGCGGTCGCCGTACCGCGTCAAGAGACCGACATCAAGGTTACGGACAAGTCGGCCGTATCGGTCACGACCAACGCGCCGAAGGGTTCCGCATTCACTCGTACCGCGATGGTCCTGGCGAAGTCGAACGGCAACCTCGCAGTTGCCAAGATGCTGGCTGAGGAACACTACAAGGATGACGCAGTAGTGAACGGTATCGTCAAGGCGGCCGTCTCGGCAGGTTCGACGCAGGTAGCAGAATGGGCAGGCAACCTGATTTATCCGGAAACCTACGCGGGCGACTTCATCGAACTCCTGTACCCGCAAACGATCCTCGGCCGCCTGAATCTCCGGAAGGTGCCGTTTAACGTGCGTATTGCCGGTCAGAACGGCGGGACGACGGTCGGCTGGGTCGGTGAAGCGAAGCCGGTCCCGGTTACGTCGGCAAAGTTCAACGCCATTTTCCTGACGTGGGCGAAGGTCTACGCGATTGCTGCATTCTCCGATGAACTTATCCGCTTTTCGAATCCGGCCGCAGAGGCACTGGTGCAGGCGGACTTGCTCAAGGCTACGGCGCAAGGTCTGGACCGCACGTTCATCGGCAACGGCGCAGCCGTCGCAAACGTGTCGCCGGCCGGTATGCTCAACGGCGTAACCGGTGTGAAGGCGAGCGGCAACGAGGCGCTGCACCTTATCGCGGACATCCAGACCCTTACCGCTCCGGCAATCGCGGCGAACCTCGACCTGTCGCGCGCACTCCTCGTCATGTCGCCGGCGCGCGCGCAAGCTATCGGCGCGATGCGTAACGCCCTAGGCGCGAAATACTTCCCGGACATCAGCAAGGACGGCGGTACGCTGGAAAACTACCCGGTCATCACGTCGAACAACTGCCCCGGCGATCAAATCGTGTTCCTGATTCCAGACGAGGTGTACCTCTCGGAAGATGCAGGCCCGCAGATCGACATTACGCGTGAGGCGTCGATCATCATGGACAGCGACCCGGCTAACGCGACCTCCGCACCGGTCTCGATGTTCCAGAACAACATGGTCGCCGTCCGCATCGGCCAATTCATCAACTGGCAGAAACGCCGCAATCTCGCGGCGAACGTCATCACGGGCGCTAACTACGGCTCGACCGTCACGCCGTAACCCCTCCTGCCCCGCCTTCTGCGGGGCTTTCCGTTCAATGCTTACCAACTCGGAGGCCTATGGCCCAATTCGTCACGGTGCAAGCCCTCCGGGATGCACCGTTGCATCCGCCGATTAAGGAAGGCGAAAAGCGCACGCTGGGAAAGGCAGAGGCCGACTTTCTAATCGAGGTTGGCTGGGTGAAGGTCGCGCCTAAGCCCGGTCGCCCGAAGTCCCAAACTAAGGACGCTGAATGAGGGTATTCGGCTGGGACGTAACGAAAGCGCTCAAGTTCAAGAAGCGTCCCGCCGCGTCTGTCGGTGCATCTGCAATCGGTACGCCTGGGTCTAACGGGTACATCCGCGAGCCCTTTACGGGGGCGTGGCAAAAGAACCAGGCATTAAGCACGCGAGACGGCATGCTTGCAAGCTCCGCCGTGTTCTCGTGTGTAGACCTCATCTCGTCGGACGTTTCGAAGTTGCGTATCAAGTACGTCAAGTTGACGGACGGCGTATGGCTCGAATCTAGCGCCCCACGCTTCACGACCGTACTACGCAAACCGAATCACTACCAGACGCGGCAGCAGTTCGTTAAAGCCTGGGTCGCAAGCAAACTGACGCACGGCAATACCTACGTGTTGCTCAATCGGAACAGCATGGGCGGCATCGTCTCAATGGACGTGCTCAACCCCAAGTACGTTGTTCCACTTGTTGCTCCAGATGGTTCGATCTTCTATCAAGTAACGATGTCTCCGCTTATGGTCACTCCGTTGGAGACCTTCGTGGTTCCCGCGCGCGACGTCATCCATGATCGGGGTATTACGTCGTGGCACCCGCTCGTAGGCATGACGCCGGTTGCCGCGTGCGCGGGTTCGGCGGTTCTCGCTAGCAGCATCACGAACAACTCCGCTGCGTTCTTCTCCAACGCCGCACGCCCGTCTGGTGTGCTGTCCGCTCCGGGCGCAATCTCTGAACCGACCGCCCAGCGGCTTAAGAAGCAGATGGACGAGTACAGCGGCATGGGTGCAGGCGGTACGCTCGTCGCCGGTGACGGTCTTGTGTACAACCCCATGACGATGACTGGTTCCGACGCACAAACCGTCGAACACCTCCAATGGACCGCACAGGATGTCGCGCGTTGCTTTCACGTCCCCGGCCATAAGATCGGCCTGGACACTGGCTCGCGTACTGCGAATAGCTCGGCGATCTACGAAGCAATGTACTACTCGGATTGTCTGCAAGCCTACCTTGAGGCTATCGAGCTACTTCTAGACGACGCCTTTGGAGTTCCGGATACGGTCGGCTTCAAGTTCGACACGTCGGGTCTCATGCGAATGGACGAAGCGGCCATGTTGTCCGCGAACGCGCAATCTGTTGGAGCTGGGATCATGGCACCGAATGAGGCCCGCGCACGACAAGGACTCCCGCCTATGCCGGGTGGTGACACGCCGTACATGCAGCAACAGAACTACGCCCTCTCAGCGCTGGCTGCGCGGAAGCTTCCGGACGAGGCACCCGCCCCGAATGGAGCACGCGAACAGGAGGAACCTGAAACAGAACCAACGCAAGAGGAGGAGCAGACAACCGTAGATGAGTGACCTAATCACCCTCGCTCAAGCCAAGGCACAACTACGGATCACGGATACCGATAGCGACACGGAGCTGGCCGACCTCATCATGGCGGCCAGTGCGATTGTTGTCGGATACCTCAAGACGGAGGCCGCAGCGACATACACCGCAGCGACCGTCCCGGCACACATCCGGACATCCGTGCTTTTGGTTCTCGCCTCTCTCTACGAGGATCGGGAAGGCGCGAACGACCCCATCGGCCCCGCAGTTCAATCGCTTCTCATGCGTGACCGCGACCCGGCCCTAGTGTGAGGAACATCCCCTCCCGCCCCACTCGCCGCGTTGTGACAGGGGTACGTGCAGGAACCCTCCGCAACAAAGTGTCCCTACAGCGACGCACGCGAACGAAAGACCCAGACACGGGGCAAGAGATAGACGACTGGGCTGAGTACGCGTCCGTCTGGGGTGCAGTCCTCCAGCTAAACGGCAAGGAGCGCATTACAGGCGGTACATCTGTTGATATCGGCTCTGCAAGTATCCGCATTCGCTACCGGGACGACGTGACCAACGGAGACCGCGCAGTGGCCCAGGGCGTTGTGTTCAACATCGCATCTGTCCTGCCTAACGTCGCGTCTCGCGAATACACGGACCTCGTATGCACGGAGAACGCTAACGATGGTTGAATCGATCGTCTACAAAGCGCTCGCCTCTCTCGCCTCCGGTCAAGTCTACCCGGATGTTGCTCCGGCAAAGACCCCGGCCCCGTGGATCACCTACCAAGCGGTCGGCGGACAGGACTTTACGGGCCTCGACAACGAGCTACCCGATATCGAGAACGCACGCGTACAGATCAGCGTGTGGGCCAAGACGCGCAAAGAAGCATCGCAGCTAATGCGGCAGATAAAGCGAGCGCTCGTCAATCCGCAAGTCAAGGCCGTCCCCATCGGCGGCCCAGTCAGCAATTTCGAATCCGACACGCTCCTCTACGGTTCGTCTCTGGACTTCTCCATCACCTACAACACTGAGGTTTAATGGCAGAAAACACCGTATCCACGGCAATCACCGCCCAAGGTACCAAGCTCGAATACAACACCGCAACGACTGGTGCGCCCACCTGGGCGAAAGTCGAAAACCTCACGGACCTCTCCGGCTTTAACGGCGCGGCGAACGTCATTGACGTAACCGACCTCGACAGCAAGGCAAAAGAGAAGCGCCTCGGCCTTCAAGACTGGGGCCAAGTATCCCTCGCAATCAACATCAACCTGAAAGAGCCCTCTCACTCGGCCTTGCTGGCTGCGAAAAAGGCCGGTACGTCCATCCAGTTCCGCGCGACGCTCTCGGACGGCTCGACGCTCGAATTTAGCGCGTTTGTGAAGGACTTCCCTATCTCGGCAAAGGTCGATCAGGTCGTAACCGGTACGGTCAACCTGGAAATCACGGGCGATATCACCGTAACTGTTGGTGCCTGATCGAATCGATGAACTGGTGCGGCTCGCTATGGATGAAGTTCAAGCGAACGCCGTACCGGTTATCAACCGTCTTATCCGCGAGGCGCAGCGCGCGCCCGCTCCTACCGTCTGCAACTTTGAGGAAGGCTGTGAAGCCTGTTAGTAACACATGAACAAAGAACAAATCTTCGCAGCATTCGCCCCGGTCATTCACGAAGAACCGATTAAGGCTCTCGACGGAGCAACGCTGCGATTCAAAGAACTCTCCGGCACCGCACGCGATGAACTCTATCGCGGTATCAGCGGCGACAACAGCAACAGCAACTATGAGGCGGCCGTGATCGCGGCAAGCGTTGTTGATGAAAGCGGCGAACCGGTCTTTACGGAGGATGACGTGCAGGCGTTGCGGCAATCACGCGCCGCAGCACTTGAGGAAGTTTCTCGAATCGCCATGCGGGTCAACAACATCGGCGCAGCAGCAGAGGACACCGCCGCAAAAAACTAAGGGCCAGCCCGGAACGCTTGATGTGGTTCCGGCTGGCTAAAGAACTTGGCATGTCGGTACGGCGAACACAAGCAGAGGTATCAAGCGCGGAGTTTGGCGAATGGATTGCTTATTTCTCGATTGAACCTTTCGGCGAGCGCATCGCCGACCTCAGAGCCGGAACTATCGCGAGCGTTATAGCAAACGTGAACCGCGCGCCAAACACCCCTCCTGTCTCGCCACGCGAGTTCGTTTCGTGGGTCAACGATCCGAAACCGCCGCAACAATCACGAAGCGCGGAGGAGATAGCCGCATCCGTATTCGGCGTCAACCTTGCGGAGCTAAAGAAGAATGGCAAAAGGAAGATCGTACTCCGTAGACAACCCTGACGCGTTAGCCAACGCGATTTCCGGGCTAGATTCACGGACCGCTGAGTCGGCGCTACGCAAAGCCGCTGCGGCTGGTGCGACCGAGTACAAAAAAGAAGTCGCATTGCGCGTGCCTCGCGAAACCGGCGACCTCGCGGCCGGATTGACCGTCGCCTATGACCAAGAGGACAGCGTAGCGGGGGCCGTTGCTACCTACATCGTCACTTTCGTAGGAAACACGCGGGAACGGGGCAGAAATAAGCGCAAGGTGTCGCGGCGCGCATTAGCACGTTGGCTGGAAAACGGCACGTCGAAGATGCCCGCACGTCCATTCGTTCGCCCTGCGTTCGAAGCTGCGAAGCGCCGCGCGGCCGACAAGATCAATGAACGGCTAACCACGGAGGCAAACGCTGTCAAACAGCAATAACAACACAGTTATCCGCGTTTCGGTCGATGCCTCGGGCGCTCAGGCGGGTATCAACCAACTTCGAGCGTCAAACGCCCAGCTTAACGCTTCACAGGAAGAAGTACGGCGAAAGCAAGAGGCCGTACAGCGTGCGATGCAAGAGGCCGCGAGTAACGGTTATAACCTCACTGCGCGAGAGGCGAAGAAGCTTGTAGACCAGTACGACCGACTACAGGCGACAGCAGGTAAAACGCGCCTTGAGATGCTCAATCAGCAGGCGGCCGCGCGCGGCGTTACGCAAGCGTTTTCGGCACAGGCGGCAGCGATCCAACAGGCAGCAACGGCGACGCACTCGTTCAGCCTCAACAACTCCGCCGCCCGCCGCGAAATGCTGGTGTTGGCTCACGAAGCATCGCAGGGTCAATGGAAGCGGTTCGCCGGTTCGATGCTGGTAATGGCTGAGGCGTCTGATGCCTTGAGCCTAGTTATGTCCCCTCTCGGTATCAGTCTAGCCGCTGCTGCTGGCGCAGCATTCTTGTTTGCCAAGGAAATTTACGCGGGCTACGAGTCAGCGCAGCAGTTCAAAAAAGCGATAGCTGGTACAGGCGGCTATCTCGGCACGAGCACCGAGCAGATGTTGGCGTGGTCGAACCGCCTACAGGACGGCCGCACATCCCTATCCGCTATTCGCGAGGCAATGGCACAAGTGGCGGCAACTGGCCGTGTCATGGGTGATGACCTTGGTCTCGCTACGCGGGCCGCTATCGGCATGGCGGCGGATATTGGCATCGGTACGGACAAGGCTGCGGAGTCCCTGGCAAAGATTCAGGACGACGTGCTTAAGTGGGTCGCCGAATACCAGAAGGCGCACCACACTTTCAACGCGGCGCAGATTGAAGAAATTGAAAACTTCGTGAAGCAAGGCGACACTGCATCCGCATTCCGCACTGTCCTAAACGGTATCGCGGGAGCGCATGAAAAGATCGCAGCCGACGCAGATAAGCACATGGGCGCGGTGCTTACATGGTGGAGGCAATGGGGCGCAATTATCGACCGGGTTAAGGGATCGATAATGAACATTGGCGTCCCGTCTACCCTGACTCAGCAGATTGGCGAACAGCTTGCGAAGGTCGAGCAGTTACAAGGCGCGCTCGCTGCGCACAGCGGAGCAGCCGTCAACGGACCTAATGGTCTCATCTCTGCGCGGGAAGCTCTCGCCATTGAGATGAAGAAGCTGAATGTGCTGCGCGATCAGCAGGCGGAGCAGTTCAAGGCAATACGGCAGCGCGAAAAAGATGCAAAGGAAGGAGACGCCGCAGTCCGTGTCGGAGAATACCTCCGTTCGAACAAGTACGCTACGCCCAAAGAACGGCAAGCCCTGGATTTACAGGCAGAGAAAGAAGCATTCGCGACCGCGACGCTAGACCTCGACAAGAACTCCGCGAAGTACGAGGAAGCGCTAAAGCGTCACCAAGGCAACATCACCCGGATTAACGAGCTCTACGCGAGACGGACGCGCCACCACGTCAACGAGGGTGGCCTCAACGCGGAACTTGCGCAGCTTGCGGGTAAGAATCGGCTAATTGAGGCAGAGGCGAAGCGTTCCGAATCCACGCTCAAGGCGCAACGCGAAGCAGGCCTGATCGACTCGGAAACGTACTTCCAGCGGCTCCACGATATCCAGGCGAAGGCGCTAGACCAAGAGATTGCGAACGCCAAACAGCGCGCAGAAATTGCCTCAGCCAAGAAAGAGAAATCCGTGTATGAGACGGCAAACGCGGATTATCTCCGGCTCGCGGAGGAGCGTAAGAAGATCGACGCCGATCTTACCGACGCACTCTCGAAGTATCAGGCCCAGCGTGCAGCGAACGTAACGAAGTTCGCCCAGCAGGAAGCGGCGGCGCTTGGTGCGCAGATCAACCAGTATGCCGACTCGTTCAACACGCGGAACATGCTCGCTGACGAGAAGGCGACCTATGATGCCCGCGCAGCGCTCCGGGACCAGTTCGAGCGCAAGATTGCATCGCTCAACGAACAGTACAGCAGCCCCAGCGCAGATCAGAAAGAGTACCAAGAGAAGCTTCGCATTGCGGGCGAGACCTTCCGCAAGCAAACTGAGGCGTTCGAGGAGAACCAGCAACGCCAGCGATCAATCCGCGAGTCGTACAGCGAGCAGTTCAAGAAGGGCTATGCCGACCTTGTGGGATCGTCCCAGACTACGGCCGAAGCGGTCGCGAGCGGATTCCGCAGCGCGTTCGATTCGCTTAGTAGTGGCCTTGATACGTTCATCACAACGGGTAAGGCAAGCTTTAGCTCGTTCGCTACATCCGTGCTAGCCGACCTCGCAAAGATTGCCCTGCGTCAAGCTGAGATTGCAGCGTTCAAGAGCATGGCGAGCGCGTTCTCGTTCTTTAGCGAGGGCGGCCCGGTTGGTCATTTCGCGTCTGGCGGCGCGATCAGCGGTCCCGGCACGGGAACGAGCGACAGCATTCCGGCGATGCTCTCTAACGGGGAGTTCGTCATCAATGCGGCATCCACGAAGAAGTACCGGAGCCTGCTGGAGGCGATCAACTCCGGTCATATGTCCCACTTCGCGACCGGCGGTATTGCGGCGGCGCTCGCGCCCTCCCCTTCGGTTTCTGGCGGCGCTGCCTCTCCGGTCAATGTCGAGGTTCACAACCATGGAGGCGGCGGCCTATCGGAGCAAGACGCAAAGGATTTGCAGCAGCACGTACAGTCGTGGATTGACATTCGAATGGAGCAGCGCATGCGAGAACAAGGCGGGTTCGCCTTTCAAATGAAGTACGGGCAGATTTGACGCAGCCTGTACCGGTATTCACATGGGCTCCGCTGCTGGGTGTCTCAGGTACAACGAAGTTCGATGTGCTTGTGGCCCAGTTCGGGGATGGGTACAGCCAGCGCGCTCCGAACGGCATCAACAACGCCGCCGACGTATGGTCCCTCACCTTCCGCAACGACGACGCCGTAATTGACGCAATCCACGCATTCCTAAAGTCAACACGCGGTGCGCAGCGCTTCGAATGGACCCCGCCACGAAGGGCGAAAGGTATGTTTGTGTGCGATCCGCAAGGCATTACACGTCAAATCGAGGGCGCTGGTATTTCGACGCTCACCGCAACATTTCAGGAGGTTTTCTAGCCTTTGTCAGATTTGCAGAAGATCAATCAAGGCACAGCGCCAAGCGGTACTGACGGTGATACCGTAAGAGTGGGCTTCTCCAAGGTCAACGCGAATGCGGATGTGCTTCGTACTCAAGTTGCATTGGTATCGGGTGCTGTTATCACGCAACCACAAGCGCTAACCTCCGCCCATATCGGCAAGCGCGTGAGTATCAACCTCTCGTCCTCGGGGACGGTCAATTTGCCCGCAGCAAACACCTGTCCGCCAGACGGCGTAATTGCCCTGCGCAATGTCGGTACTATCTCTGTAGCACTCGCGGTTAGCGGGGGCTCTGGCGACACATTCCCGTTATCGAAACTGCATCCCGGAGAAGCTGCGCTAGTCGATACGGACGGATTGAATGCGTGGGGCGTTCTTATGCGCGGGCGTGGTCAAGGCGATAGCGAAACGGTAGATGGCGATTTGCGCGTCATGGGCGCAGCGACATTCGATGCACGGCCGACGTTTGCAGGGAAGGTGCCTTACGACAACGGGAACCTGTCACCCGTGGATACGAAATCCGACCAATCGATCGGAGGCAAGAAGGATTTCTTGCAGCGGCCGACGTTTGCTGGAAAGACGCCGTGGGATAACGGGAATTTCAACCCTGCGAGTTACGCGCAGCTCTCAGGTGCCGCGTTCGATGGGGCAGTAGTTAGCACCGCCAAAGCGCTGAACGGTGGAGGAGCGTGGCGCGTTTCAGGAGACATCGGCGGTGCGTATGTAGATTGGCGCACGATACTAAGTCCCGCTTTGCAGGTCGACTGCGCAAATACTGGTTCACAATACATGGGGATTCGATGGACGCGATGGGGTGGGAGACATCTCGCGGCTATCTCCGTGTATGAGGGCGGATCTGCTACGGCGGACCCTAGCATCGCGATGCTAGTTGACGCGGATGCTGGCCCCGGCTTCTATTTCCGCTCAGGCGGTCGCGGCACCTACGCCGGATCGTGGACCCAATGGTCGGATTACCGCCTTAAGTGCGACTTTACCTCCCTTGACGCAGACGACGTATTGCGCCGGGTAATGTTGCTTCGCCCGATGGAATATTCCCGTCGCGAAAAGGCATTGGCCGGAAACCGATTCCCCGGCTTCATTGCGCATGAGATTCAAGAACAGTTCCCGCTCGTTGTACGCGGAACGAAGGATGGTACGCGCGTTGAAGCGGGAGAGGAGATTCCCGATTATCAGTCGGTAGACTACATTTCTCTCACTGCGTATCTGACCGCAGCACTCCAAGCCGCCGTCATTCGTATCGAAGCGCTGGAGAAGTCCGTATTCAAATAACATCTGACGTACAGCAGCCGTTCACAGGCGGGCGCGTCGAACTCTACGAAGTAGACCTTACACCGCTAGGCGGGGACATCCTCCGCTTTCACGCGCATCTCCAGTCCGGCCCAATCAAATGGGGCGGTCACGAATACAACCCGTGGCCGATCACCGCGTCTGGATTCGCGCGGACGGGTTCTCAAACGCAGCCCTCACCTACCCTCACCGTCTCGAACGTGGACGGTTCAATCTCTGCCCTTTGCATCGCATTCGCAGATATGGTCGGCGCGGTCGTTCGCCGACTCTGGACGCTTGAGCAATACCTCGATGGGTCGCCAGAGGCCGACACTTCCGAGTACACCGCTGTAGAAGTTTGGCGCATAGAACAACGGACAGAGGAGACTCCCGTTAGCGTCGCGTTCAAGCTTGCGTCCGCACTGGATTTCTCCGGCGTGCAACTTCCGGCAAGGCAAGTAACAGCCACTCTCTGTACATCGAACTATCGCGACCCTGTATCCGGCTGTAGCTGGAGTGGCGTCAAGTTCTTTGACAAGAATAACAACCCGGTGTCCGATCCCGCGCTCGATGTGTGCGGCAAGCGGTTGTCTAGCTGTAAATGCCGCTTTGGTGAGAACGCCGTACTCCCTTGGGGCGGATACCCGTCAGCAGGCAGAAACGGAGGTCTATGATTGAATCGAAGATGCGCGAGGACATTGCAAAGCATGCACTCGCTTGCTACCCCGAAGAATGCTGCGGCGTGGTCGTCGGAGGACAGTACGTTCCCTGCCGTAACAACGCGCCCGCCCCTCGCGATGACTTCGCAATTTCTCCAGAGGACTACGCAGCCGCTGAGGACATCGGCCCTATAGAGGCGGTCGTGCATTCCCACCCTGGCGCAAGTGCGCAGCCAAGCCAAGCAGACTTAACCGCATGCGAGGCCTGCGAGGTTCCGAAGTGGATCATCGTTAGCCTTGGAGTTCAGGCAGACGGAAGCATCGCAATTGACGACTGGTGCGAGTTTGCCCCAAGCGGCTACGAGGCTCCGCTAATCGGTTGCGAGTTCTCGCACGGCAGCAACGATTGCTATGGCCTTGTTCGTCGCTACTACAAGCAAGAGCGTGGCGTAATTCTCCCGGACTTCCTGCGGTCCGGAGAATGGTGGAAGGACGGAAGCTCCGACCTCTACACCCTGCATTACAAAGAGGCTGGATTTGTTTCGCTTGGGCGCGGCGCAGAACCTCTAAATGGTGACGTTCTTCTTATGAAAATTCGAAGCCCTAACGACGTACCAAATCACGCGGCGGTATATACGGGCAACGATGAAATCTTGCACCACCTTTGGGGCGAACTGTCGCGCCGCGACACACTGCCCCGCTACCAGCCATTCGTAACTGACGTTCTACGCTACAAGGAGTAGGTATTGGAGAAACCCCGGATCGTTCGACTGTACGGGAAACTAGGGGCGATGTTCGGCCGTGAGCATCGCTTTGTAATCCGCAGCACGCGCGACGCCCTCAAGGCACTTTGCGCGATGGTCCCCGGATTCGAGCGTGAACTCATGACGAGTCGCGACCGGGGTATCGATTACGCCGTGCTAATCGGACGGCACAACATCCGAGAGGAAGAACTCCCCTCCCCAGTCGGGGACGCAGAGGTACGCATAGCGCCGGTCATCCGGGGAAGTAAGCGCGCCGGCCTGTTCCAAACGATTGCGGGCGTTGCTTTAGCAGCGGTCGGCGCGGTTACATCCTTCTTCGGGAATCCGTTCGGAACGCAAATGATGCTCCTAGGTGCGTCTATGGCCCTCGGTGGCGTCGCTCAAATGCTTTCGCCGCATCCTACAGCATCGAACGGCAGCAGCAATCGCAAGCAATCGTACTACTTCAACGGGGCGGAGAACGTCGTGGAGCAAGGCGGCCCAGTTGGGTTGCTCTATGGCCGTCTACGAATCGGCAGCACCGTAATTAGCCAAGGAATTACAGCTACAGATAAATGACGTTGATTCGCGGAAGTAAAGGAGGTGGCGGCGGCTCCTCGCCTACAGAGGCCGACGACACCCTAAGCAGCACCGCATACGCGCAAATTCTCGACTTGTTAGGCGAAGGCCCGATTTACGGCTTTCCGGACAACCTCTCTCCGGCCCAATGTGCCTACTTCAACAACACCCCGCTACAGAACGCGGACGGGTCGTATAACTTCCAAGTCAAGCAGCTTGATTACCGGTTGGGGTACGTTGACCAGACGTATATCGCCGGCTTCGAAAGTTCTGCTGCTGAGACCCAAGTAGGTGTCTCGCTCACGGCCGTGCAGTCGTGGTCACACACGTTCACGAACCTGGATGTCAACGCAGCGCGGATCACCCTTAGCGTGAGCGGGCTGTCTAAGACCGATACAGGATCAGGGAACATTTCCGGGTATCGCGTCGCTTATCAGATTCAACTCTCGAAGGACGGCGGATCGTTTTCGACCGTCATCGACACGGCGTTCGACGGCAAGGCCAGTTCGACATACACAAGATCGCATCGCATCGATCTAGCCGGAGCTAAGTCCCAATACACCGTCCGAGTAGTTCGCCTCACGCCGGACAGCACTACCCAGTACATTCAGGACAAGACGAGCGTTGTTAGCTTCGCGGAGATTATTGACGCGAAGCTGTCGTACCCGTATAGCGCCCTTGTGGCTATCCAGATCGACGCGGAGCAATTCTCCAGCATGCCGACTCGGAGCTACGACGTTAAGGGACTGTTGGTCAAGTATCCGTCGAACTACAACCCGCAGACACGCACATACACGGGGACATGGGACGGAACTTTCTCGTTCGGCTGGACGGACAACCCCGCGTGGATTTTCTACGACCTAGTGCTAAACAAGCGCTATGGCTTGGGACGCTATGTCGATGCGACTATGATCGACAGGTATGCGCTGTACCAGATCGGCCGGTACTGTGATATCCCGGTGTCCGATGGTAAGGGCGGGCAAGAACCGCGATTCACCTGCAATTGCTACATCGCTACCCGCGCAGACGCGATCAAGGTGCTACAAGACCTCGCGAGCGTATTTCGGGGTATCGCGTATTGGTCTGCGGGTAGCGTCATCGCAGCGGCCGACATGCCGTCTGATCCGGTCTATGTGTACACGGCGGCGAACGTCATCAACGGTCAGTTCAAGTACGTGGGTAGCGCACTGCGAACCCGGTACACAACCGCGCTTGTTACATACAACGATCCCGGCAACGGCTATAAGCAGACAGTCGAATACGTAGAGGATGCGGATGGCATCTCGCGTTACGGCATCAACAAGGCAGAGATAACAGCATTTGGATGCGCCAGTCGTTCCCAAGCGCAGCGCGTCGGGCATTGGACATTGCTCACGTCGCGCTATGAGACAAACGCCGTAACGTTCAGCGTTGGTATGGACGGTACGCTTGCGCAACCGGGGCAGGTTATCGCCGTTGCTGATCCTACCCGTTCCGGAAAGCGCATGGGCGGGCGCGTTCGGCAGTCCAGTACGAAAGACACGCTCACGCTCGACCAGATGCCGGAAGGCGTTGCGAGCGGCGATCGACTCACGGTCATCCTGCCTACCGGCGTCGCCCAGTCCCGCACGATCCGCTCCGTAAGTGATGCTGTGGTCACCGTGCAATCGGAATTTGACCTCCAGCCGGTGCCGGGTGCGGTATGGGTGCTGGAGAGTTCGACGCTCAAGGCGCAGCTATTCCGAGTAACCAGCGTGTCCGAAAAGGAAGGCATTACCTTCGAGATTTCGGCTACGCAACATGAACCGGGCAAGTATGCGGCAGTAGACAGCGGAGCAGCAATCGACCCGGCCCCGATCAGCGACCGTCCCCTGACCTCCCAATCCTCACCTACGAATGTTCGCCTCTCGCAGTTCGTCGTCATCGACCAAGGCATCGCCCGAACGAACATGACAATTGCGTGGGACGCCGCTGTTAATGCGGTCGCCTATGTCGCGGAGTTTCGGAAGGACAGCGGAGATTGGGTAACTGCGGGAAGAACCGGCGGGCTCTCTATCGACGTACCGAACATCTATACCGGACGTTACGTTGCTCGCGTCCGCGCAATCAATGCGCTCGACATCACGTCGCCTTACGCGTATTCGATTGAGACCGTGCTCGAAGGTAAGAAGGGGCAGCCTCCCAAACCTCTCGCCCTCACGGCGTCAACGGATCAAGTCATGTCGATTCGGCTGTCGTGGTCGTTTCCTGCGAATGCTGCGGATACCGCCTATACGGAGGTCTACTACAGCGACACGCCGAACTTTGAGAGGGCGTCCCAGCTCTCACGGTACGGATATCCGACTAACTCGGCAAACCTGCTTAACCTCGCGGCGGGCCACGCGCTGTATTTCTGGTCGCGATTGGTGGACACGTCTGGGAACATTGGCCCGTGGTATCCAGACACGACCTCACCGGGAGTGCGCGGCGCAGCTACAGCAGACACCGACCTAATCCTTGGCTACCTCGTCGGGAAGATCAGCAAAACTGAACTCGCGGAGGAACTGTTAGGCCCGATTCAGGCTATCCCTGACATCAAGCAAAAAGTTGACGCGAACGACGCACGGATCACCAGCGAGCAACAGGCTCGGTTGGATGGCGATAAGGCGCTTGCGGGACGTATCGATAAGGTTGAGGCGCAGGTCGTCGTCCCAGAAATGGCGGGTAGCGACGAGGATTATGCGGGAAGTACAGAGGTGTACGCAGGGGTGTGGTCGGAGCAGTCCGCTCGCGCGGAGGCCGACTTGGCCTTGTCGCAGAAGATCGACACAACAACGGCGCAAATGCACTCCGCGAATTCTTCGTTACTCGCTGCTGTTCGTGACGAGTCTCAGGCTCGCGTAGATGCCGACAGCGCGCAGGCGCAGCAGATTTCAACTGTTCAGGCCCAAGCGAACGAAAACGCGGCCAACGTCCAGACGGTCTCGAAGTCATATGCCGACCTTAACGGGCGTGTTTCTGCTTCGTACAACATCAAGACCCAAGTGACGAAGGACGGGCGCACATACGTCGCAGGTATTGGCGTAGGCATCGACAACAACAGCGGAGTAATGGAGTCGCAGGTTCTCGTAGCGGCTTCACGCTTCGCGGTCCTCGACCCAAACGGCAGCGCCCTAACGTCACCATTCGTCATTCAAGGCGGCCAAGTGTTTCTCAACGAGGCATTCATCGGGAATGGCTTCATTAAGAACGCCATGATTGGGGACTACATCCAGAGCAACAACTATGTTGCCGGTCGCCAAGGATGGAGGCTCGATAAGAGCGGATGGTTTGAAATCAACAACACGGACGGACAAGGAAATCGATTGAACATTGACAGTAACGGTGTGCGTGGCTACGACGCTAACGGCACGCTTCGATACAGGCTCGGCTTCTTCTGATGTCTGTAGGTCTGCAAATCTTTGATTCTCAGGGCCGCACACTCTTGGACGCAACTTCGCGGGCGGGGCGCGTCTCAGGCGTGGCAGTTCTCGACACATCCGGGAGCCCTGGCTACCGTGCCGCCGATCTTTCCGGAGGCACGCCCTTCTGGGCCTTCATCCCTGATTGGTTGTTCCGGCATGTTTCGATGAATGCACCGGTCCCTATCGTAAGCATTGACGCAAATGGAATCGGCTGGCGCTACTCGGATTCGCCGTCTAGCTGGCGGACGCCGATGTCCGGAACGCTCGTCTACGGCGTCTACTAAGTGACCGTAGGCTTTCAGGCATTCACCGATAGTGGTCTGTACCAGATTGACGGCACGACGCCGAATTTCCAATGCGTCCAGTCGTTCGCGGCGGTTACTCAGTCCACAAATCTCAACGTCGCGTATAACGACGTTGGTAGGTACTTCGACGGGACTTTCTGGACGGCCACTTTCTCATTCACAGCGCGAACACCTCTGTACGCATTCTCAGCAGACGGAGGAGTCGGCGCTACTGTTTGGGAGCACAAGGCCGAGAACGGGCTACATACTGTCCGCATCGTAACGGGCCAGCAAACAACAGTACGGTTCTTCCTGTTCGATACCGTTCCGCCCCCGGGTGGTAATTTCGGACTACAAGTTTTCTCGGCAAGTGGCGCACTAATCGCAGACGCCTCCCGGCCTTTCTACCGCGTACTCGACGCGATCCACATTCAGTACATGCCGGGATATGGTTGGAACCGTGACGCCGGGGGATATCCGTATCCTCAGACGGAGACGCGATCCTACGGCCGTTCCGTTCTTGTGTCCTGCCCGTTCCCGTGCCGCGACCTTGTGTCCAGAGACGGCACATACCGCCCGAACATAACCCTATTCCAAACGTCTGGAGGCGCGGTGACGTGGTATCAGCAATATTGGGCTTCACCGCCGCCTAACTTCGTAGGCTTCAATGAGGCATTCCATCTCCATTTTCTAGTGATCGACGGAACGGGCCTCTTATAACAAAGGAAAAGATGGGAATCTTTCAGGAGGCGGCCGATAGCGCCGCCGCATCAGCAGCAAAAGTTAGTGCCGCGACTGGGACCGCGCTCTATAGCCTCACGTCGTTCCCTCTCAGCAGCTATGCGGCCATCGCCTCAATTGTGCTGTCCGTGCTGTATATCTGGGGCGCTCTGCCCCGCGTAGCCCGTACAGCCGTTGCGCTCAAGCGCGGGCTGGTGGACAAGGACTGGACGCTCTGGCGAAAGCTGGGCGACCAGCCTACCCCGAAGAAGGACGATTAATGCGGGGCATGGACCAAATCCTAGCAGCCCTCTTTCTGGTCGCGGCAATCGCTGCGGCCGGTGCGGGCCTGTACGCGAAGCGTGAACACAACCGGGCTAACGATCTACAGGGCAAGGTCGAGGAAGTCACTCGCGAGCGGGACGGGTATGTACGCGCGCTGAATGCTCAGAAGGCGGCAGAGAAGAAGGCCCAGGAACGCGCCAAGGCGGCCTCAGACCGGTTGGCAGCGGCAATCAGGGGCAACCCTGCGGTAGCTGAAACAGTCGTCCCTGACGCTGTTTGGGACGCAATCTACGGGGATTCGAATGAGGGGGATTAAAGTCGGAGGGGCCGCGATCATTGCGGCGGTACTGGCGGGGTGTGCTGCTGGGAGTTCTGGGGGGATTCCGGACGCGTACTTGCAGGACTGCGCCCATGCGCCGAGACCGGCCGGGAAAACGGTGGCGGATTTGGCTCAAGCTCTGATTAACGAGCGTGCCGCGATGGAGGCTTGCGACTGGAGGGACAAAGCCGCCCTGCGGTCGTGGAAGGCTGGTAGGATCACGCCGACGAACTAGCGCGCGCCCTCAATTCCAGTGTCACACATCGGTGTATCTTGCGTGACAGTGTGACAGTCTAGGCGAACTCGCAACATATTGATTTTAAAAGATTTTATTTTCGAATTGAATTACCAATCGATTCTCGAACGCATCCACACCGAACTCGCCCCCTGGATCGGCCAGGGCCGCGTCGCCGACTACATCCCCGAACTCGCGAAGGTGCCCGCCGACAAGTTCGGGATGGCGGTCGTGACGCTCGACGGCAACGTTTACACGGTCGGCGACGCGCGCGAGCGCTTCTCGATCCAGAGCATCTCGAAGCTGTTCGCGTGCACGCTCGCGTTCCAGTTGCTCGGCGACGCGCTGTGGGACCGGGTCGGGCGCGAACCGTCGGGCAACGCGTTCAATTCGCTCGTCCAGCTCGAAAGCGAGCGCGGCAAGCCGCGCAATCCGTTCATCAACGCGGGCGCGCTCGTCGTCACCGACGTGCTGTGCCGCCGCTTCGTGAAGGCCGAGACCGCGCTCGTCGAATTCGTGCGGCGGCTGATCGGCGCGGCCGACATCGACTACGATTCGCGCGTCGCGCTGTCGGAACTGCAGCACGCCGAGCGCAACCGCGCGATGGCGCACTTCATGGCGAGCTTCGGCAACATGCAGATGCCGCCCGAGACGGTCGTCGACGCGTACTGCCGCCAATGCGCGATCGAGATGAACTGCGTCGAGCTCGCGCGCGCAGCGCTGTTTCTCGCGAACGGCGGCGTCGCGCCGGTCACGGGCGAACGGATCGTCGATTCGAGTTCCGCGAAACGGCTGTCCGCGCTGATGCTGACCTGCGGCACCTACGACGCGGCCGGCGACTTCGTGTACCGGGTCGGCCTGCCCGCGAAGAGCGGCGTCGGCGGCGGCATCGTCGCGGTGCTGCCCGGCGAGATGGCCGTGTGCGTGTGGGCGCCGGGGCTGGACGCGAACGGGAACTCGCTTGCGGGGACCAGGGCTTTGGAATGGTTGACCACTTATTCGGGGCGGTCGATTTTTTGA